TGAGAAATTGCAACGTCATAGTCGTTGTTTGAACGCTTCAAAACTAGCTTAAACTGCTCTGCCAGTGACTTGTTTTTGTTAGTTTCGATAAAAGAAACAACGTCTTCTTTAGTCACAAACTTAACTACCTCACGTTTTTGTGAACCCTCAACACGGGCTTTGATTTTCTCAGCCTGTCCCTCTTTGACTTCGATACCTACAGCTTTACGGCCGGACTTTACCGCTTCATCAAGTGTTACACCAGAACCAGCAAACGGGTCGAGTACCACATCGCCTTCGTTGGTCGTCATTTCGATCATCTTCTTGAGCATCTGTGCTGGTTTCTCAGTCTGGTAGCCCTTCGGTCGAACCAGCTTAAAATCAAGTCCCTCAATTTGCTTGTCTGTTTTGCCGCTTTGAGTGAACACCAAGATACCTTCTGGCTGTGCTACCTTTCCGTTTGGAGATGTCACTGGAGAACCATCAGCAAAAGTCTTCTGGTATTCTCCACGACCAACTGGAATAAACCCTTTTGTAGTGAAGAGGTCATTGTACTTTTGCATTTTAGCCAAGCCTGATTTGGCTTGAGAGAACATGTGGATGACTGGTGAGTTCTTGTTGCGCAGAATCTTTTTGACTGCAGTAAGTACCTTGTCGAATTGATTGATTGAAATGAGGTCGTATTTAACACCACGATTTCCACCCTTTACAGCTGGAGTGTCATATGGGATATCAAGAAAAACCATGTCAGCCTTGAAACCTTCCTTGGCGAGTCGAGGTAGCGTAGATACAGCGTCTCCAGGGATGATGACTGCAACATCTTTACCATCACGCTTGACGGTGTACACACCACTATCGACACGTTCAAATTCTCCATCTTTTGCACCCATACCAAGAATACGGCGCACGTTTGGCACCAGGATATTTGTTTCCTCAGCAATTTCTTTAATTGAAGCCTTACCCTTTTTGGCCACAACTTCCTTAACTTTGTCTTTTTGAGTCTCTGGTTTAGATGCAACTGCAGTGCCTTTTTTTTGGCTTTGGATAAACTCAACGGCCTTCTTCCTCGTGCTAAATGTGCCGAGTATGATATTTTTTCCATCCTTACTTTCACGCACGACAAAACCCATCTCCTTGTCTTCTTTGATTGAGTACTTTTTATCCTTTTTGGTAGTAGTTTTCTTCGGCTCAACTTTGGTCGGTTCGGCTGACTTCGGCTCACTTTTCGGAGTTTTTGGCGCGATACGGGCAGCGTTCTGTGCCACCATCTGACGCACTGTAGTGCCACCAGAACGGCGTACACCCCCTTCACTGGTAAGTTGGTCACTTACGCCATCAACGACGCTCTGACGCTGTTCTGGGGTTAAATCCGGGTAGTCTTTGGCCACTAGCTGTTCAATCGAACTGCGGGTTTGGTTTGACGACTCTACAAGCTCACTATCAAAGTTGGTCTTGGAGATACCAGACTCCTCAGTCAAATCATCAATTTTTTGCTGCAAAGTTGCTTTTTGCGCTGGATCAGTAGCAGCCTCAAGTTCAATCTTGAGCTGTTCAATTTGAGCCATCATTTCTGACTGGCCTTTTTCAAACGTCTCGTTCATTTCATTGAACTGGTCTTGGAGGTCGGCAGCAGTACGGTCAGCAAAATCTAGTGCCGTGGTTGTATCAGTTTGGCCACTAACAATGTTCTCAACCAGGGTACTGGCTTCTTGTATTCCAAGCCCTTTGTTACCCAATCCAAGTACAATCTCCTCCGCACTTTTACCATTTTGAAGGTCAGCAGTAATCTGGGGTATTAATTCTTCTAACTCAGCTTCTTTTTTTGTGTTATTAAGCTGGTCTTGATATTTGCTGTCTACAGCGGCGGCGGCGGCTTCAACAACAGCGGGACTAGTTTTGGCCAATTGTTCAACGATATCAACCTTCTCTTCCGCTGTCGTGCTGTCGGAGATTTGATTCTTTTGCTCGGGAGGTAGGTTTTCAACTATCTGATTTATATAATCCTCCTCTGCTTCCTTCTTCTCTTTTGGTGATGTTGCAAATCCCACTCCTTGGAAAGCTAATCCTCCAATCACACCCAATATAAACGACTGTTGGGCTTCATTTCCAAACATGTCAAAATTCTCATCCTCTGCTTTTTTCTGTAAGTAAAGCTGGTAGACTTCCTCCCCACCCTCAGTTGTTGCACCAACTGCGCTGGTGACTGTCCCGTATATCAACTTGCTCAAAAATGAGCTATCTTTACCTAGTACATTTTTGAACGGGGTAATAGCAAGAGCCAACTGGACAGCATCCAGACCAACAAGTTTCATATTACCCTCAAAGACCTCTTGAGCAGATGTCATAGCCTCCTCCTCACTCGCGCCTTTCTCCAACATCGCTGTGTATGTATCACCAGCTTCGGATGCAGATTCTATTGGTCGCATCAGCGCAGAACCAGCCATTGAGCCGGTAACTACTCTCAAAAGAGTAGGGGCTGTTCCCATAACAGCTCCACCTATACCAAGTCCAGGCAAAGCCAAGGCGACTGATGGTACTAATGTTTGAGGTACATTAGTGAGCCAAAATTCTTTGTAACGCAGTGCTTCTATGGGGTCATCGGCCAGGATAGTTCGTATGGCTTCCGAGTCTTTTGTGGCTAACTTTTCAGCCATTCCCTCTCCACCCTTCGTCATAAATTCTCCAGCTTTCGTGTAATACTTCCATAACCCAGCATCATCATTTGATTTCCCCAAAAATGATAGGGCTTTACCGAACATGTTTACAGTATCCCCTATACCCCGGTTGGCAGAAGCTAAGACCTCGTTTACATCGTGGGAGTATTGCTTAAGTAATCCTCTTTTTGTACCTAGTTGTTCTTTAGCAGATTTTAGTTGTTCCGATTGATAGTTAGCCTGTTGGAGCTCTTCTTGAAAATCAGCAGTCTCTGGTTTTATTCCAAGTAATTTATCAGTCGCACCGAAGGAGTACTGCGTTGACCTCAGCGGAGCAGCCGCGGGGGTAGGTTTAGGAGCTGGCTTTAGAGTGCCGCCACTAGCTACGTTCATAGACGCCAAACGCTGCCTAGCCGTTACCGTGGCAGCAGCTGGAGTCGCTGGAGCAGAAGGCGCTGGAGCGTTCTTACCTGTCTTCATTTTGTTTAGAAGGTCGCGTGCTGTTGACATAGTTTATAGTCCTCTGAGTGCATTAATTTCTGCTTGAGTAAGTTTGTAATCCTTAATTCTTTCTGAATCTGTATTAATCAGGTAGCCGTATTCAGCTATAAAATCTTTTCTTGAAATTCCTTTTTGTTTAGCCACTGCGAGTGACTCGGCAAATATCTCAGGGTTTGCATATCCGTCATCTCCAATCACTGGATTGCCGTCATCGTTAGCGGATTCAAAAACTGAATTGAACTCAGCCCATGCGTTATCTTCATCGTCGCCACCTCCAGCTTGTAATCTATCCTCGGTTCGATTGCGGTTGTACATTTGGTTTTCAATGTTAGCAATTTCAGTCTCGGTTTTTTTAGTCTTCAGTGCCGCGTCTCTCTTTTCACTAATAGACGTTTGTATTGAACTATAAATATCGTAATAGTCAGTATCAGTAAACATTCCTCCAGAATCACGAATAATTTTCTTGACAATTTTATCCATGTCTTCTGGTGTTTTAGCCTCCTCAAAGTCATCCATGTACGTCAAAGCAGCTCGTTTTAGTGCTTTGTCCACTGCTTCTAAGCGTTTTGTTTCCTTTTCCTCACGCGCTTTTTCGGTAATTTCAAACCTAGTCTGTACTTCTTTTAATAAAAAGTCCACACGTTCTCGCATTTGTTCTTCAACTTTTCGTAAATCTTCTACCGAATCACGCATTGCTCCAACACGACCTTCTTGGCGTGCTGCTTTTGCTTTGGCAATTAAACTAGTGCGTTCGTTTTCAAGTTTAGAAATCTCATTTGCATTAGATTGCTCTTGTTTTGAAATTCCCTTAGTGAATTCGAGTGGAACATAACCGCCAAGGTTTTGAACCCCATACGCTTTAACTCTACCAAGGTCTACTTGGTTTATTTTTACTTGACTATCTAGTAGTTTTTCGTAAGTTGATTCAATATTAGTTACGGTAGATTTATAGGTAGCATCAATAGCCGCCAAGGTTTTCGGTAAAAGGCGGTCAATTTTCTTTTTTTCTTCGTCGTACCATTGCTGTTCTTTTTTGGTTTCGTCTTCACGATTCTTCAAATAAGCATCGTATACAGCGTCACCACTACCATCAGAGGTAGTAGTTGTAGTGGTGGTTGTGTCAGAACCAGTAGGTGTATCTTTCTTTTCGTTAAGTCCAGTGTCTGGGATGTCTTCCGTAGGTGTCTCTCGATCAGTGATATCGCTTGAGAGACTATTATATTCCCCTACACGGTCTTCTGACGAGATAACTGGAGAACCTACTTGAATTCTGTCTACAGTGCCTGTAGGGGTCAAAATACCAGCACCAGGAATCATGTCCCCCTCACGAATACCCTGAGCACTAAGGTCATTAATTTGTGTCTCAGTGAAAGGACTTTCAGTTGTCCCCCTTCCGCTGCGGTCGTCTTTTTTTGGTGGCATATTAATATTTGACTATATAGGTTAAGGCCAAGAACGGTGGCATGTTGTTGTGGGGGGTGTCAGAGCCGACTGAACCTGTATTTCCAGCACTACCAATACCTCCAGAAGTACCACCTCCGCCACTTGTCTGACTTTCGGCGGAGTGTACATGACTTGCCAATTCTTCTGTTTGAATAGTGTGACTTTCTTCTCCCCCTTCTGCTGCTAGCGCACGGTCAGTAAGCGTGAGGGTAAGGGTGTGGGTACCACCACCAGCGGCTGCGGTAATGTTTACAGCGGTTCCATCGTCTGCATTAGCGCGTGAGGTAGCAAGTTTAATTGTTGTGTCAGAAACATAAATGACGTAGTAGGTAGTGGCTGAAAGTCCGGTTGGTAGTGCTCCTCCAGAGTTTGTGAGAGCAACGGCTTGACCTGTATACAGAAATTGGTTTGAAGGCACTGTAATAACATCAGTACCTGTATTGACATCAGCATCAAGAAAGTCAAAGGTCTTAACCTTTTGCCCGACTCCAATGATGACTGACCCTCTTATATCAGGAACCTTGAATTCAGTATGGAAATAATGAGTACTTGAGCCAGTGTCTGTGATATCCACCGCTGAGCCTCCAGCAGTCTCAGAGACTTTGAAGGTATTGGTGGTCGCGTCTCGAACATAATAGGCAGTATTCAAAGACAATCCAGCTGGGAGTGTACCGAGAGTACTAAAGAAAAGCATGTCACCGTCGCTCAGCCCGTGCGCAGTAGCTGTAATGATATCTGTGACAGCGGCGGTAAATGTGGACCCTGCGTTATACCCATATCTACCCTTAGCAATTAAAGCCAACGCTGAGTAAGTGTCATTGGCATAAGCTGTACCATCACAAAGCAAGAACCCAGTCGGAGCGGTATCACCCATGTACGGTAAAGGAATACCAACCATTGCGTCGAGGAAAGTCTTTTGATTAGCACTAGGTAACCTAGTTGCATATTTTGAAGCTCCCAATTTAGCTGGTGTGACAACTAGAGGGGCAGAAGTATCACCACTGCCATCTGCGGCATCTGCGTCAACCTCAGCGGTTGTGGCTACTTCACTAATACCTTTTATTGAGGTAGTTGCGTCTGGCGCTCCAGCAATAGCCAATGCATCAGCATAAGCTTTAGTAATTTGGTATACCGTGTATGGGTCATTACCGCAAACAACCTCAGCCCCAGAGCCAAAGTCTTCACCGATAGCACTGCCTGTATACGGGTATTTAGCTGCAATATCACGGCCGTTGGTGGCGACGTCGAGTGTGGCCGAACCATCGTCATTTTGAGTCAAATTATCACATATAACCATTTCGACAGTAGAGCCTTGACGAACTGTTACAACAAACAAGTTGTCAAAATCAGCAATGACCAAGGCATTTCCTTTATGGTCAACAAATTCTTTAACAGTGAAGCTGGTGTCAGTAGAACTGAAAGGAGAGAGTGTGGATGTTTTGCGAACTTTTATGATTTCCATATAGTTATTTTAACACTTATTAAATGACTATTCCCTATTAATAAACAAGTCAGGGTCAAGAAGGTCGTCAGAATCTTCTTCATTAATCATCCAGGCCAAAACCTGAAATTCTGCGTCGCTACCGGTGATATTCAAAACGGGACGGAAATCGAACCAGGAAACCATCTCTTGCTGATCGAACAAGAAAAATCCCTTGAGAGGGTTCTCAGGCACATCATCAACACCTGCAAAACTGTGTGAAGCAAAGGGATTTGCACCAAAACTGACGTCAGTAGACACGTCATACGTTTTGATGTTCTTGACCTTAAACTGCGCCGGTTTTAGATGTTCAGCCCCAAATTCTTCGTATTGGTACTCCATATCACAGACAGCCGTGACTGTACCGCGGCCATGTATACCAAACTTATCATGCTTCTTTGGAGTGAAGTTTTGTTTGTCGCTACCATGTGTAAAACCAAAGGCAATAGTGGAGGCAATCTGGCCATCTAGGTCATTTCGTCCAGAAAATAATTCAAACGTTTCATTGCGCGAGTTACTGTGGCCGTAGCGCAGACCATCAATAATACTCATACAGCTCATGCCTATTTCCTGAGGCGGCATGTATTCTCCTTCAATAATATCTAACATTAGCGTGACCCCTTCCCCCGCAGAGATGACAAAAACATACCGTTGGTGGTAGTAGATACGGATATCCTCAAGCTCTAAGCGGTCAAGTAGTCCGTCAATCTGGTCTGAAATAAGCTCAATGTCATCAATACCAAGTACTTCAAGGGTGATGATGCGACGCAAACGCTTGTCTTGCGCCATAAATACTACGTCTCCCTTCTGAATTGCCACCGCAAAAGGCTTGGCTCCAATAGATTCAGCTGCTTCAAACTTCTCTACGGTAGTCCAGAATCCGTAGGCATTTTCTTCAATCGCCTTAGTAATTTTGTACCAGTCATCAACAGTAGAAATCCACAAAATGCCCTTACGTTCAATCATGGCGGTGTAGTTACCATCTAGGTCTAAAAGCCCCGCTGTGACGGCTGTAGTGGTCACTGGGACGGTAAAATCGAGCGGTTCAATAGCATCTGAGTAGTAGATACGTCCTGACTCTAGACTTGCAACATAAAGCTGGTTTTTAGAAGAATAAACGTCATCCTTTTCAATACCTGTCAAGATGTCAGTGTGTTTTACAACTGACGCCATCAGTAAGTCTCCAGCGGCTTGAACCGGAGAAGGTGTACTTCCTAGAGTGAGACTGTCATTGCTAGAGAGTGCGTCTTCGTGTGTATATTCAGTGTAGTCATCTGGAACACCATTTGCATCGAGTGAGACAATTTGCACGTTCTGTGGTGTGGTGTCGCCTGGGTCAAAGCCTAACTGCAGCAATGTCTTAGTGTCTGAAATTCTCACTAATCCTCCAGCGTCACCCCCTTGAATTGCAGCAATGGTTCCAATCGCTCCGTTCCATTCGTACACAGCATCAGAGCCGTCTACCATATAAAGCCGACTCTTAATAATTGCACCGTTAGTGTCAATCCAAGAAGTGAAACGGACGCGGGTAGTGTCCGCACTAAACCCGGCATAGAGAGTGATCCATTTGCCATTCCACTTCACCTGCAGAGTAGTACCCCAAACCCGGAGAGCCTTAGCTCCTCCCGGGGCTTTCTTCCAAACAAACTCGCTATGAACTTTAGTATTCTCAGTATGGGCTGTTCCGTCGTTCTTGATACCAAGACGAGTAATAATCTTACCCTTGTAGGTAAGACAGTTTTTACTCGGGTACGCCAAATAGTTTGGTGGAATTGTGAGGATGTCTTGCCCCTCTCGATACCCTTTAAAGTTTTGAATTATCATATTAGCTGTATCTATAGAACGCTACAAAAGGTGTGCCAGCGAAGAGTATGTCTGGCGGAGTAGTGAACGTGATGATATTGGTAGACAAGGTATAGTCCACTCCTTGTTGCAAGTAGGTACCGTTCAACCAGAGCATGAGTGAACTGCCTGGGTTTGGCGTCTCAGAGAGCGTGAAGGTGGCATTGACGCCGTCTATAGTGCCACTTGGTGTCTCATTGTCTGCAAAGTTAGTACCTGTGTAGACGGCTTCTAGTTCCACACCGGCCTTTAGATTCATTCCGATTGAATCTGGCAAGTACGGCATTCTATCGTCGTGAAGAGTGTTGTATGACACAGGCTCTTCGGTTGAAGGGAATTTCTCCCAATATGAGTTATAGACCCGTGAGAGTTGCCCAGTGAAATTGTCAAAACCACTACGACTCTGACGAATCTTAGTGTTACCTTGAGCAATCAAAAGCACAGTCTCATAGTGGAGGATGTCGCGAGCCTCTTGTGCTAGGTTGACGAGGTCGCCCTTTGCTGGTGACTCTTTCCAAGCCCCTGTAGTACCGTCAATGAACATTCGATTTGAGTAGTACTCGAAGTAGTAGTGCGCTGACTTCTGCAGTGTGATTTTGTCGATAATGACTGTCTCTTCTTCACCGGCAGTGGTTTCAATAACCAGCTCCCAACTGGCAATGGAAGTAAACACTGGGGTACCAGTGGCAACACGATTCGCAAGTGTCAATCGAACCATGTTGAGTCCGTTAATGAAGTTGTCTCCGATACTATCAGTAACAGATGACAGAGTGATGTAGTTGTCATCATCGTTCTTAAATCTGAACTTCACTACTGCGATATTCTCAGCGTTCTCAAACACGGCTGGGATGATGACCAAACCATTCAAAAAGTCGCTGATATCAAGTTCGTTATCAAATGTATCACTGACTGTGTTTGCTCCCGGAGTGGCTGAGTTAGGAGAAAACTGACGTTGCAGTGCACCACTGCCAGAAATAAAGTTGAACTGATTTACGGTCAAAGTCTCGTCAGACACCTTAGTACCAATCTCGTCCATCTCGTCAATTGTGAGTACTGTGTACGGTATTGACTGGCGAACCAAAAGAAAACGTACCCCATTAATGTATTCAAGTGTGAATAAGTCCTTCTTGTTTTGACTGAAAAAGTGTGCTGGGTCAGTATAGGTTGCGACCGGGCGCCGGTCATGTGGCTGCTTGTAGATAGCACTAGGTACACGCACATCCTCTGGACAGTAGTACACAACCATGTTGTTGGCGATACCACCAAAAATAGGCACTCTACGCTTGAGTGTTTCAGGATTTATGTTATTCAGAGTATTTCGAGCACCTCGTTTGAGTTGCGCAAAAAAGTCTAGGGACATGGCTTTCCCTCCTTCAAATTCCCCGCGAATCTCTGTGATGGCCTCTGATACTTGATAAGACATATATTATTGCTTAATTATTCTAAATAACATCTCCTTCACTCGACCAAGCATCCAAGCTAACGCGTCGAACTCCATCTTTGGTTCCCCTGTGCGTGCTGAATGGATATTACCCAGAATAGAGAACAACTCCCCAAGAATGATGACCGATACAACTCCCTGGGCAAACTCTTGCATCTCAAACCCGAGAGCCTTACTAGTTATAGCTACTGAAAATAACCCAGCCCAAAGAAGTAGTTTCGCAGTAATTCCCTTTTTTAGAACGGCAGATTTAATATTACGGCCACCTTCATTGAGCCAGACGCGAGCAATAGCAGTGACGATATCTATGATCATAAGTGCCCCAAGCACTGCCAGCATCTCCGGCTTAAACCCGAGATACTCAATACTAGACACGAAAGCCAACACGTATGCCGAGTTTTTTAGAAAAGTTGTTGTGAGGATGGTTTCGTGCATATTGTTTCTATTATAGTAATTAATCAAATATTACAGCACCACTGTCTGTGGAAGCCGCAGCTGGCGCGTCTGTCTCTTCTGGACCGATGTAGTAGAAGGTTGAGGGTGAGGATTGGTTGTTGTATTCGGTGGCAAGCCAGTCTAAACTTAATAATGAATTAACAACTTTTCCTTCATCGACATACCCATCCATTCTCTGTGTCGTCTCGTCACCACGAGAAAGCCAATTAAAAACACGAGTCGTTGTTACATGGGCAGCCGTACCGGACTTTGCTTCTGTTCCGTTGATGTAAACACGGGCTGTCGTACCGTCGTGCCGCCAATAAACAAACGCCCAAGAAGTAGATAAACGATTAGGAGCACTTGACCAACCAATATCTACTGAGAAGTTAGAGTACCCAAGTTCACCTGCTCCGATAGAGACATAGCCATTGGCAGTACCTGAACCAACTCCTGTACCGTTATATGTAGAGAACGCTGTTTGCACACCAGTCACTGCGTCCAAACGAAGCCAAGCAGATACAGTGAACGCCGACGTTAAGGACCAACTACCGACTGCTATTTTACCGTTCTTACTTAGGTTAGATGCAGCACCACCCAGTTGACCAGTAGTATAAGTGATATTAGTGTCAGTACCATTTCTTCCGTTAGAAGTACTATCTGAAGAAGATGTATTCATATGCCACACCCCTTGGTATGCGCCCCACACCGCATTTCTTCCATACGTATCAGTCACAGCATAACAAGAAGCGGCTGAGTTGCCATAGTAAACGTAAAATGTACTAGTGGAAGTAGTAGCTAGAGCGTCGGCCATGAAGTGGAGCTCCCCAGTATCAGTACTTGTGGCGTAGGCTACAAGCTCAAAAGCTGTTTCGGTGGTGTCGTCACTCTCTACTACACGGATATCACAGCCATCACCTTTGACGTTGGTGTGAAAGCCCGCAGGGAGGTCAGCTAGGTTGAGGTATACAGGAAAAGACGTAATGGCTGTAGAAGTGCCTACTTTATTTGGATTGACTTCTACCTTTACTTTATAGTCCCAACTGGCGTTAAACCAAGGGTCTAAGTGAGAATATGCCCCTTTATCTCCAATCGCTTCAAAGTAAAAGTTGTCACTAGTGTTGGCAGGAAATTCAACATTAACTTTGTAGTAAATTACTCCATCAGTTGGTACGAGGTAGCCGACACTTTTAGTTTCCGCTATAAAGTTCTCAACGGACTTCCTGGCTTTTTTGTCTAGCTTGGTTACTTCTTTTGCTTTCTCTAAGACATCTCTAGGCTTCTGGTCTAGTGGCTGCCAAGCATTATAGACCTCAGTAGTTGTGCCTGTTTGTGTTTGGATTTCAGAACAAGTTGTCGTAGCTACGTTGTTCTTTTTTTTAGTTGAAGTAGCGATTACGTCAACACACTCAGTCCGTGTCTCATAGGTAGGTACGTCTTGGGTGATTTCTGTCAGTACCGCGATATCAGATATCTTTTGCTTTGAATCACGAAAGTAGCCCATGAGTTCAACCTCTTGGTCTTTGCTGCTGTGGTTCTCTACTGCTACGTAGACTGTGGCGTGTGACAATCCGTCGGTGTAGGTGGATTTGTCAGTGTATATGATGAGGTCTTCTCCACTATTATCATCAGTCCATGTGAATTCAATTGTTTGACCATTGACCGTAATAGGTTCTGGGAAGCCAGTTGCAGGGTTAATAGCACCAATATACAAGGTAGCCAGGACCGTTCCCGCTATTCCTAAGGCAGTGATGTAAGTGGCAATAGTTTTATTTTTCATATCTTTGTCGATGCTCTTCACGCAAAGCCCAGACGAAGAACATTGCTATAGCGTATAAAACGATTAGTGTACCTATTACTGGTGTCATATTTTTATATTAATTATTTACTGTTACATCGACTGAACAAGATAGCTGCGCGGCAGTAAGGGGACCGATTTCTACGTAGCGCTGCTCAGAAACAGAAAAAGTATTATTAGTAGAAAGAGTATTGCGAGCTACAGTAGTGGTTGAGGTAAAGCCGTTCATGCGGTTGGTGCCGTCAGTAAAGATAACGGCTCCAGTACCGCTTGGGTATATCCAACAATCAGCACTATTCCAGGCTTCAGCAGTGAAGGCTGTTCCTAGAGGTACTGTAGACGTCGCAGCGGTAGTTGTGGCTGTGCCTGGCCAGGTGAATGACTTATAAGTGTGTTGTTTGACAGTAGCGCCATTAAAGTTCCATGTACCGAGTAGGGTAGTCACACCAGTGTTTAACATCTCCATGAATTTAGTACCCGTGTCTGAAAAGAGGGTTAGGATTTTACCAGAAGACGCTCCCCAGACATCAAGCTTAGACTCTGGGGTGGTAGTGGAAATACCAACCCCTGTGGTGTTGATTGTAGCCATGGCTGCGCCATCAGCTGAAAAGCTTATTGAATTAGCATTACCCGAAGTGGTCTTGTACATTCCTGTATTTGTATCTGCGGAGAAACCAAAAGAAGGGGATGATGCGGTACCTACACTACTTGATTGGAATGTACCAGTACGGAACGTACCACTTGGCCAAGTAATTAAGTTCACACCAGTGCCTGATAGAAGATTGAGTGTATTTGACACACTCAAATCAAAGACAAAGTTTTCTGTTGAGGAGGCGTCAAAAGCTTCTAAGTATATTTGTTTGGCTGAGACAGAACCGTAAATCCTCGTACCATTTGTAGCAGTAGATGAACTAAACTGAATAAAAGGAAACGAACCGTCATACTCTATGTGTACACCTCCAGAATTACGACTAGATACAAATCCCTCTCCTAGACCTATTTCGCCTACTTCAGAATAAATTTGTGGATAGGTACCTTCAAAATTAAACTGGATAGCATCTGAGGTACCTGCAGGGGCAACAAGCGAAAGTGCTGTGTTGGTGGCAGCATCTGAAATTGATGAATTTTGGAAATACATACCAGCATAATTTGGATCTTTAGAAAATGTAAGGCGATTGTTGACTGGATTTTGTAGAAGGATACTACCATCTGGGTTAATTTGAGATAAACTAGAGCTACTTGTTGTGCCTATCGTTAGCTTGGAAAGATGGTCTATCAAATAAGTTTCTCCAGTTGTGGTCGCAAAAAGACTAAGTGTGCCAGAACCTGCGGCTGCCTCAGCACAACTAAAAGTACCAGTATCTCCAATATCTTGTAGGAAGTTATTTCCTGTACAAGGGGTACCGAAGAAGGAAGTAAGAGTTGGGCTAGTGAGCACAGTACTTGAAGCAAATACAGCGGGACCAGTACCCACTTCGTCAGTCAATGCACTGCGTAGGTTGGCGCTTGAGGGTGTACCGAGCCAGGTAGCAATACCAGAAGCAAAGCCTGAGATGTCGGTGGCGACATCTATAGCCCCGCGGACAATGTCTTGGCCGACTAAAGTAATGTAGTCCAGCGCTCCAGAAAGAGTAACGGCATCGTGGCGCGCAGCAGTATTAGACGCTACATCGGTGTTGTTAGATACCTCAGTGTCAAAATCAGAAATAGTAGAGGCGGCTTGTGTGCCAGTATGGTTGGCGCGGTCTAGGTAGTAAGTACCCTGTTGACCATCAAAGGTACCAGTCCAGTCACCAGTGGTGGTTGAAAGGTACCCAGCTGAGGCATGATTACCCCATCCAAAAGCCGTATTCCAGTTTGTGAAGTCCGTGGTGGTTGGGATTGCATAGCCAGAAGACAAAGAAAGGATAGCCGAACCGCCTACAAGCCCTCTAGTGGCACTTAGTTCTAGCCCCGTAGCGTTTGTAGTGAGTGAGCCGGTAGCGACGCTCCCAAGGGCATTTTCACTCGTCCAGTACGACAAATGACCCCCGGTTGGGGTTGTAGATGTACCTATCGTACCACCAGTCGATTCTGCCCACTGTGGCACTCCACCGACGATTGTAAGCACCTCTCCAGTATCACCGGGTGTGAGACATGTAAAAGGACTAGTGCCGTTGCCCCGGAGAAGACCTCCGACAACGCAAGAAGCTACTCCAGTTCCTCCTTGCGGGACGATCAAAGTCGCAGCAAGGACGATACTAGGCAAGATGAGAATTGTGAGTATCGCCCCTAAAATATTGTTTTTTAGGAAGCTAAGCATATTTTTAGAAAAAGTAAGTGTAAGTAACTCCTTCCCCGTTTGTAACAGAGTCGATGTAGATATCCTTGAGGTCTACGTCACACATTTCAATTGTCTGTTCTGTAGTAGCATCGACATCGAGTGGGATACCTACTCGTGTGGCAAGCGCGCCTACTACGTCAGCACCACCTACAGTAACTGGGTTTGTGTTGTCTGTTTCAGCAGCAATAATGATTCTAGCAACATGTAGGTTAGTATCAGATAATGCTACCCGAGTACCGGCAGTGGTCACTACTTTGCGTCCTGAGCGAATATTCATAGTAAAATGTGTTATGTGATAAGCCCCTATTCCTGTCCCCCGGATAAGGGACAGAGTAGAGGTTTAGTCTGCAGCAGCTAGTTCAGAGACGCTACAAGCAATATTTGTGTCGTATTTTCTCCAACAACTGAGGCGTGATTTTTCAACTCCATCAATCACGTCATCGTTAGCAGTGACTGCAATCAAGTCGATACCTGTACCGGCGACAACTGTAGTAGTAGTTGCGGCCGCGTGTTGGTTGTCAATAATCCATTCTCGAAAGTCTCCAGCGGCTGGGATAATAGCCGTCCAGGTCGAGGTGGCTGGCAGTGTAAGTGTCAAAGCGGGTGAACTAGTACTTACAATGTCAATGACGTTGTAAGCTGCCATTTCTGCCGCTGTAAGCGTACGGGCTGCTTGTGTGGTTGTAGCCTCAAAGCGCAAGATTCCTCCACCTTGAGTGAATTCCTCTACGTTCAGAGAAGTGTCTTTGGTGATAATGAGTTCTGTTCCGTCCTTTGTGAAGGTCGGCACAGATTGACTCTCGACGTTCATAAACCCGTAGCCGAGAGTAAGCGCGATAGCACCTACAGAGAAGATGGTAGCCGCTTGTAATTTTGCTGAGTTTATCATAGCTTTATTTGAAATAAACGAATGACACACCCTCTCCAGTAACCACTGCGTCGACGTAAATCTTGTTTACATCAGTCACTCGAAGTAGTACTGAACCTCCTGGAACGATTGCGATACCTCTGCGTGTTGCAGCCGCAGCTACCACAGTAGAAGCACCAACCACCACTTGGTCAGTGTTCTCTGGACGAGCGTTGATAAGCACTGCACGACAAGGTACAGAAGTAGCAGATAGTGCCTCAGCCGTTCCAGCCGCTGCCACCAACTGTAGTCCGTCCCCAATTTCATTGTATGAATAGTCTTGATCTCCCATACTTAGTTGAATTAAATGTATAAGACAAGGTTTGACACCCTGACTCCAGCCCCAAAACTCACATAAAGGGGCTGGGTCAAAGTACGACTTAAGAAGTCGCCTTTGAGACGAGGATACCCTTTCCGGATACCGCCGCGATTCCGTAACATGCTCGCGCAGTGTAACTAAGAATCCACGCGTCTTGGTCTACTTCTGGAGTCGCTACCATTGGAGACATCCAAGATACGTAGTACGCCTGGAATCGTTCTTCTGGCATACCGTTGAGGGAAGCCAACATCCAGTAGTATGAGTAAGTTGAATTGGTCTTTCCGTTTGAATCAACGTCGAAACGAATTTGGAGGTGAGTGTACTTATCCTTGTACGTGTTAATCACACCTGGGTTTTGGTTCGCTGTACCACCAATTGATTCTGGACTTGGTGAACCAAAGAGACGCTTCACACGGTTGACCATAATAGCCTTTCGAGTTGTGATGAGTGTGTCTGGAGTCATCTCGATGTTCTGGCCATAGTTGTCATACACGTTGTACTCAAAGTAGTCTTCTGCGTTCTCCATCGCCACGTTAGTGAGCGTTGGGTTACCTGAGAGGATGTTTGAGTAAGTTGTGGTTGAGTGCTTCAAAGTGTGGGCAGTGTCGAATACAGACTTTCCGTCTCCAACTGTGAGGTCTACTAGGAATCCACCGTTGTCTGTGTACGATACTCCGGCAGTCGCATAACCAAGATAGTTACGCATGTCGAGCTCAATCTTGTCTACCACGTCCTTCTTGGTTTGAATTGAGTACTCTGCAAGCTTGTGAGCTGTAAGAGCCTGATACGCTTCACCGGATACTACACGAGTGATCGAAATAGTCTTTCGTTCAACATCCTTGTAATATCCTTGCGCGACACCACGTTGCGCTGACTTTTGGCCTTCAACCTTCTGTTCTGCAAATCGCTCACGGTCGAATTCATGAACACGCTTTGAAGAACTTTCCCAACTACCAGTTTCCTTGATGAAAACTCGGCGTACGGCTTCGTTCTTTTGGTGCACCTCAGTCTTAAAAGACTTCTTGATGAGGTCTTGGATGGCTGGGATGGACATTGTGCTGACTAACATATTGTTGTTTTAAGCGTTAAAAGTGGCTAATACCTAACTTGCTAGGTCAGAAGTTTGGAATCTACCCACGACCTTAGTGGTAGAAATAATTTTTGTGATACGGAAACACTTGATGGTTTGCGCGTTTACGTCAAGCTCGTTTTCATCCTTGAGGTCATATACCCCACCCACCATTGACTGTACGGCTGACCCTGTCCCTACGTCTGCAAGGAATTCTTCTGGGTTTTGGTCTAGAACAAGCACTGGTACGGCGGTTTCTGACGCGTAATCAGCATCTGTTGAGAGGACAGTTCGTTGAATAAGTCCGAGAATTGCAGTTCTAGCAGTTGAAGCAGTTGCCTTTACAAGCAAACCTGAACTCACCGTTACGACATCACCGAAAGCAAAGGCGGTAGAAGCGGTCTTCTTGTATGCCTCAATTTTAGGCATACCTGAATGTTGCTGTATCATATTGTGAAATATAAAAGTAAATAAAAAACCCGTGCGATAAAGCACGGGTTTTTGTATAGCAAAAAGTAGCGCTTTACCGCTACCTCTGCTTTTTGGTTGGTCGGAAGCAAGCCGACATGTAGGTTACCCTACGTTGAGGTGAGACTTATGGAGTCGTCTCAAACTCGCTGATTGTCCCTTCATTGTACTGCCTGTTTGACAACTAGGCAAACGTGAGGGCTGTGGATTACCGCCTTGCTACCTCTTCGTAGTATGCCGCAAGTGATGCCACTGGGAGGTTGTCTCCGAACTTATCACCAGCAATTGTAGCAATGGCTGTAGCACACATGTTGTTCATGCGTGTGCCAGCTGCTTCAATCGTGGCACCAATTGTACTAGCAAAGTTCTTAATGAGTACGTCGATTTCTCGGTACTCAATGCCGTTTGCGGCGCACATCTCTGCGATTTCAACCTCCAATTGTTCGTTCTGCTCTTTTATCTCGCTCTTCTTAGTCTCCCCTACGTAGTCTGGGATGTACTGATACTTCTGAATAATCTGCAGAATAAGTGGGATGATGACCATTGCGCGCTGATCGTGGAAATACTGATAGCGATGGTCTTGGTACGCACCTTCACTGAGGAACTCGTACCCCATACGCTTACAGTAAGAATCCAATACTGAGTTGGCCACCTTTGGGTGGAAGTTGAAACGCTTGAGGATATCAAGGATTTCAAGCTGGCGTGATGCCGGTTTTGTTTGTTCTGACATAGATTATGCGTTAGCCATCTTACCTTCTAATTCAACTGTAGTGCCGTCAGGCAGCTTCACAGTGTAGAAATACTGCACTGTCTTTAACTCTTTCATCACGAGCTTGCCTGTTTCGCGTGAAATAACCTCCCCTTCTTCGATAACCCCTTCAACGGTTCGAGTACTGATTACCTCTACTTTTACCCGGTCAGACTGCATGAACTCAGTGTAATTCATGTCTACATACTCCGTTGCTCCGTTCAAAAGCACTGAAATAACGTGCGCTTCTACCTCTGCACCTGTCTCTGCGTGGTACTCAAGCGCCATACGAGCACGCTTAATGTCCACTACATAGCGTGGTTCGTCTTGGATATTCACTCGGCGAATCTCAATCTGGATATTGCCACGCTTTTGCTGCACGCGGTCTGGGGTAACACTCAACATTGATTTCAACATTGAGAGCTGTTCGGTACTAAGGTTCGCTAGGTCAATCATCATAGGTGTGTTATGCACTGGCTTGTCTGTATTATCTACAGTTGCAGTCACACTTTCCTTCTCTAGGCGACTAGCAATGTTGTTCACTACTGGTGCGGCTGGTGCTGGCTTAGCTACCTCATCATTCATTTGTTCTGGAGCTGGTGGTGGTACAGTCTGTTGTTCTGCTGGGTTGATTGGTGGTACTGGTGCGTTTCCCTTGTCTTCCTCTGTGTTAGTTGGTTGCATAATGTGAGTTTAATTAAAGTTCGTAAGTTCCTCCCTCAGATTGCTTCTGCACACTCTTGATAATACCGTCTACGCCATGCGGGTCACTCTTTGAGGTACCAGCTGGCTTACCTTGCCCTGGAATCACTGTTTCTTCCTTCTTTGGCTTGAACTCAGTGACTGTCTTAGACACTAAATCAATAGCTCTCTGGACGTCCTCAGCGGTCATTTCCTTAGTGTTGAACTTTTGACCATTGAAAGCGTCGATAATCTTGTTCGCGACTTCTACGTCATTCCCCGCGGCTGCAAGTGCCTTCTCCTTGACTGAACCAGCCACATCGAACTCAGGCGCAGCTGTCTTGGCATTGAGCGCTTGGTGCATTTGGTTCATTGTGGTTTTGAGAGCTGCCATTTCATCCAGCGCCTTGATTTCAGCGTCAGTCATCTCCTCCTTCTCATCAGCGGTCAAATCCTTACTGGTCTTGATTTCTTTAAACAAAACGTCACCTTCTTGCTTCTCTCCACCCTTTTGCTCTCCGCCATTCTCTTTCTCGTAACGCTTGATTTTGTCAGCCATTGCGCGAATATCCTCGTCCTTCTTGAGGTTCTTATCATTAAGCTGCTTTACTTGCTCAGTCAAAGTACCTACCTGTTGCGCGAGAGCAACTGGATCCGCTTCTTTCTTTGGCTCCTCTTTCTTTTCATCCTTCACATCCACCACCTCAACATCAGTTACCTTCACTTCAACGCCAAAAGCATCAACCTGTGGTTGTGCTGGCACATCGTCCTTCTTTGCCTCCTCCTGTGAGTTTTTATCTGGTTCCATATTGTGAATTTATTTATTAAGTCCCTTCGGTAGGGGCAACTTCCTCTTTCTGTACTACCTCTGGACGCGTCTTTTGACTGCGTCGGACGTTCTCTTGGTGTAGGTTGCTAAAGTCTTTGAGTAGCCCTATAAGCTCTAAGATGGCTTGTCTCGTGACCATTACCTCTTGTGGGATATCACTAAGCGCTGCTTGAATGATGAGTGGCTTAATACGTGCCGCTATGACGGCTGTAATGCCCTCCTTGTCGTTTTCCCATGCCTTAGCTACCTTCGCTAGTACTTCTTGGTTTAAAGTTATCTCAGCCACTCCTACGCTGCCTTCTTGGCCATTCATTACTTGCGCTGTAAGGATGTCAAAGTCTACAAGCTCTCGGGACATTAGATGCTCTTCAAGGGACATCTTTCCACGCTCTACTGGGTTGTCGATTTTCATAGCTATTATTTACCAGGGTTATTTTTAACTGCTTCACGCGTAGCTCCTGGTCTGCCTTGCGGTTTCATCTCCCCGGTCTGTTGTGGGTCTGGTTTAGGCATCAATTCAGCTGGAATAAAGAGGTTTGCAGGACGTCCGGTGATGTCCAAGTACTCTTTCTTAAGTACGTCTTTATCCACTTGGTCTGCCCATACAGCCAGCAAGAAGTCTGCTTCTTCTTTGAGTTCAATAATCTGCAGGTATGAATCCTTGCGGCGCTCTGGGACGAGCTCAACATCAAACGAATATTTACGCTGACGGATGAGCTTAGGGTTTACCATGTGGAATTCAATATCCTTGCCATTCTTCTTGGCTTTGAAAGACTTTTCAAATAGTTCATCCTTCTTGGCTGCTTCAACCTCGCCGGCCATTGCCTCAGTACCTACCTGGTCATCAAAGACAACTTGGTGTTCTGTGCCGCCTAGTGACACAGTGAAGTTCTGGTATACCGGGATAGTATTACCATCTACGATAGTCTCGCCCACCTGAGTGGTGTACTTAGTCTCAACAGTCTCACCACGACGCTCTGCCATGTCAATCATGCCGCCAATGATACCGTCGAGTAGGTAACCTAGTTTCTCAATCTGGTTCGATTGCGCAGCGTTCACAGCTGTAGCTGTATCGCCAGACACCTCGCCGCCAGTAGTTGAGTTCAGTGTCTGACCCTCAAGAATCTCTTTAAGCAAGCCAACAAAGCCGAACTCACTCTGGGTAAGTCCCCTGTTCTCAGGGTCTGCCTTCTCGTAGTCGTCCTTTGACACACCATGTGTACGTTGTCCTGCCTTGAACAAATCCTTTGTGAGAGTGTACTTACCCTTCACCAAGAGGGCTGGGTCAATACCTTGCTCGAATCGTTCAGCTAGCTTAGTGAGTGACCAGTCGAGGAAATCAGCGTTGAACTTGGTCTTCATCGGCACTGAACGTGGGTAGATAGAACCAAACATTTTCTCAGCTGCTACCAAAGAGAGTGGGAAATTGTTACGTGGGTAGAAGTATTTAAATGCTGTGTTACGCGGCAGCATCATTGTACCGTTCAAGTATAGGTTGAACCGGTTTTTTTCTTTATCAAAGACAATATGACGCATCACGTGTTTGCTTGGGTCAGCTAATCTATCAGCACTAAAGAGGGTGAATTTCTCTCCAACCCCGGCTCCAGCTGTAATCATTTCAGTTCGATCAGTCGGCACACCATCCCATCGAGACATTGAACCATACATGGCCTCAGCATCAGCACGACTAATCACGTCTTCAATCGTGATACGTGGCTGGTCTTGCACTTCGTTTATCTCCGGGTTGCCGTAGATAATACAGCGTCCATCCATGAGTCGAGACACTGCGCGGCGCTCTTGTACCATTTCTCCATCTTGCCAAGTGAGGTTATCAAAGAACTCCATTGTGTAGTCCACACCATCAAGGTCTACTTTATTACCCTCTTTGTCATAGGCCACACGCTCGATAACGTTGCGTACTTCCCATTCTTCGAACACTGGAGCAGCCCCTTGAGTAAACACTTCCCAGTAGATGAGTCCTATCTTGCGAATGAACTTCTCCAAGCGGTATGAGTGCTCAATTGAGAGGTTGTAGATGTCACCCATGCCTTCAACTACATTGCCACTTTGGTCGTAACACTTGACGCGACGTTTGTAGATATTCTTCAAAAAGAACGAACAAAACCCGACAATCTTCTCATGAACTAGTCCATAAGAGATATCTCGGGCTCCTCCGTCTTGGCGTGGTGGGGCGTAGTTAATGGCCTTGAGTACGTTGTATGCGTAAGCATCACTGTACGTCATGCCGTTGAACACCACTGTGTGTCCTTCGCGCTTCTCCAGGTCTTGGTTTATCTGCATCACAACTTCTTTGGCGTGTTTAGACTCCTCTTCGTCACCCTTGTACGGGTCAATAGGTACCTTCTTTGCCTCCTCTGGTGTAGTAGTTGACATATATAAATTATTACATGCTTGACGTCTTCATGTTTGCGTTGGCTGTGGATTGTGCTCTTTGTAAAAACTCTTTGATTTCAGCAGTCTGCAACTCCTCTTTGGTCAAGTGTACTGGTCTACTAGGCTCGTCTTTGAAAAACGAGTGAATGGCGGAGTCAAAGCGGTCGGGACTGAACCCAAACTCTTTCTTAAACATCGGCTTGGGCATCAGTTGCATCGTACCTTGCTTGGTACGCTTGTACTTGATTTTCTCAAGCTCTTTCAACCAAGCGGCCGCATTGTTGGTCACGATTATACCACCTGCAATGAGCCATGCACGGAATTTCCACGCCAACTCCATCTTGTATGAGTCAAACTCGTCCTCGGTACCTTCCCGCGGCTTGTCAGTGAGAATGCCAGTCACATGTTCACCCAACTTAACAGAAACCTCGCCTACTACCTTGGCTCCAATACCAAAGGCTTCAATACCAATATCATTACTGGTGCAATTGTACGCGTCTCGTATCACTTCTAGCTTACGCGCTAGGTCTTTAGGCTCACTGGTTTGCTCGTTGAGTACCTCTTTCATGTACACACTGTCGCGGATTGTGGCGATTGAACGGTCTTTACCACCACCAGCAGGGTCAAGAGAGATGATGCCCCGGTTAATTATCTGGCCTTTCTCTGGCTCCATGTTGATACGCACGTTGGCAAACAGTGGAATCCAGCCTTTATCGTCCATGATGGCCGTACCAGCAAACTCGCCATCTACACGAATCAACACCTTGTCACTTGGCTGCCCTCCAATACCCGGATAGTCAGCCTCCATACCCTCAATAAACCCTTCCTTTACAATCGGTGACTCGCGAGATGAGAAGTGTAGCTTAGTGTACCGACTACCAGGCTTATGGCTCTCGAAGAACTCCCCTTCATTACGCGTTGGGTTTGAACAGTAGATAACGATGTAATACTCACCCGTGAGTGCTCCCTTCATAACCTCAAACACTTTGTCATGAACTCCTGATGCCTCATCCACAATGATTAGGACGTACTTACCGTGCAAACCAGCCAACGCTTCTGGTTTCTCAGCCCGTGCCACTTGAGCACGCAAGAACCAGTCCTCACTGTCATCAATGCGAATGTGGTCGTTAGTCTGATTGATTGAGTTCTGGATGTCCTGGGGTAGCTTGCGCTTCCAGATACTAAACTCCTTCAAGAAAATGTCCTGTACTTGTTGCTCAGTGTTGGCTGTCATACCGATTTGGGCACCGGGTAGACACACAAGGAAATGCAGCGCAATTACTGCCTCAGTACCGGTCTTGCCAGTACCGTGACCAGAGCGAACTGTTATCCAGCGCCTAGCCAAGTCGTATGCGTCTAGTCCGAACGTCCAAAGCCCTCGGTTGTATGCCGTGAGGGTGATGGTCTGTTGCCACGTGAAACGTGTGCCATTGTATTGCCTAAACTCAGCTCGTGACTGATGCTTGAACATGTCCACCGTGTAGAACGCTAGATCATGATACGTAAGCCGCCCTGCTTCATCGAACAAAAGTACTTGGCGCTTCACTCCATACGCGTCTGTGTATTGAATTGGTTTATTACGTAGCTCATCAATCGGCTCGCTTGGTAACATCTTGAGTGTGTCAGCAGCGAATACGAACACATCATTCGCCCATTCGCGCAATACTTCTGCATCTTCAAACCACTGTTCATTAATTTTTGGTTGCATATTGTAGAGGTCTACTAGCTTCCAAGGCAGAAATCTCTTCTTCTACACGCAGTATACGCTGTTTTAAGACCGCGCAATGTGAGAGCTTGGGGTTAATACCAGCCAAATCACGCCGCAGAGCGCGTATTTGCCGTTGTTTACTTTCTATTTGGTCGCCGATTGTTTGCATAAAAATATCCTGATGCGCTTGTTAAATGCCAGAAGTTACATAGTTCACATTGATAAAGCCTCAATTTATTCTTGTTCCCCTTCTGCAGATAATTAAGCCTGGTCTGCCCGTCTTTCTTGTGAAAGCACACCTTGCCACTGATAGGACAAAGCATAGCTACTCAATTACTTTCACATCACTGGCTGGAATTTCCCGGGGCTTAATAATCTCGTACCCATTTCTCTCCATATTCTGGCGTAGTCCGGAGAGACTGAACGTGTGATTGACCTGACCTTTCAAGTCCACCTTCTTTGGTGCGTCTAGACCAAGCATGTCCTTGAACATCTCAGCTGCTTTGAGCTGTGCTTTGGCATCATCATGCCAGTAGTACACGTGTCTAGCAGTCTCACTGTGCGTAATTCTGAACACTACGCCATTGTTCCCCTCGATAAAAAGCCTCAAGTCTTCGTCGGTCATTTGTGACTTACGAATCTTAAGGCTGCGGTCTACTAGGTCTATCTCACTCTGTTTTTGCCATTCTAGAGCTTTTTCAGGGTCATAGGTAGGGAATACCATGTGGACGGGTTTACGAGCCTTAGTGTGGCGCTCAATCACTTTGAGGACACTTTGAGGCGTGACTCCGATACTAGCCATGAGTTCCTGTACGCCTTCTGAACCAAAGATACGCTTGGGATTGTCAGCCATTTTCTGACTATATCCAGCATCAAGAGCGGCCTTGCGTTTGTTTCCCCCGTTTTCCCCCAGCAGCATAACAGCCAATTTCTGACGCTCACTTGGCGTTCTGGCTGGTATTTTCTTATGTTCTTTGCGCTTCTCAGGAATTAAAAAGTTCTTTGACTCCATTATTTAATTATTCTAACGTCTTCTCGTATTCTTCAAAGTCTCTGTAGGCTTTCTCGAAGTTGATTCCCTTTCCTTCTGGGTGTGAGTTTTTATTCAAAATGTAGTTCACGAGGGTGTAGTGTTTCAATTTTTCCTCTCGTAAAGCTTCTTCTACTGCGATTTGGATTCGCTCTTTTTCAAATTGAAAATTAATTTGTACTGATTTCGGGTAGAAGGATGTATTAGGGTACGGGTTTTCTATTCTAACGCTAGTTACAGGTTCTTGAAGCATATCCACTAGGTTACTTGTGACTGATTCAAGCTCGAACCAGTTTCCGTCGATATGTTGAACCACGATTTTGCCGTTGTGATGATATATTCTTTGGACTTTTATCATAGTTATTATTTATTCGTTTTCTGCTATCGCGCCACATCGTCTACACTCGTAGTAAACCCAAGGCTTTGTTGCACATCCTGTCATGATTTCTGCCTCACCAAACTTAGTCCATGCGTCTGGGTTGCTTTGCCACCCCTTCCGCATCTTCCAGCTATGCCCATGAACGTAGCAGTACCCAAATATCCGTTTAAGTAGCTTCTTTTTGAGCTTCCTGAGTACCTTCTTGAAATTTATGTGTGGGTATTTCATGGGTTTTGTCCTTAATCTTTTGTACACGTCTCATTTTTTGCATGCGGCGTTTGCAATCGAAGCAAGTGGCGGTTCTGGTCTGTGCTGATCGAACTACAATGTTGGGACAGTAGGTGCAAACCATCTTTACTTCGTTTGGCTTCATACCCTGTCCGCGAACGGCGAGTCTTCGAAGTCTTCCGTTACTGGGTGTCTGTCTAGGTTATTAAGCTCTGCTTGGCGTTGCTCCTCGGTCATGTTCACTCGGTCGTCTCGATAGACCATTGCTATAAACGGCTTTGGTTGTTCTTCGTCGAAGAAAGACATAGTCTATTCGTTACCTTTGCAAATTACGTTATTGTAGCGTCCGTCACCTGATTCATGCCATTGCGTCGACATCTTTCGTGCATGGCATTCATCCACCCTTTCAATAAACTCATCAAATTCAAGTGGTTCCGGCTCTGTAATCCAGCCATGTAGTCCGCTTACTGCAGCAATCATCATAAAACCTAATATTCCAGCCGCCAAGAACATGCCTGCTATAGCCCAAACTAATTCTACAGATGATTCTTTTGGCTCTTCGGGCAAGTCTTCAAGCATGAATTGAATCATTGCTTCGGCTTGTTCTGCGTTAAATAGGTTGGTTCCTTCCGGCTCGTGTCTACCACCTTGCTTTGTCCCATTATCGTATGAGCTGGTGAATACTATGCCGCCATCTGGGTGAAAGTCCTCTGGCAGTCTCCAGCCAAGAAAACGATTCACCATGTGTTTTATTTGTTCTTTTTCCATAAATTATGCTATGCCGGTGCTATGTACACCACGATTAAGCCGATAATTACTCTTTTCTGTCTGTCCTGGCTCAAGTACCAGCATACTGATGCGCTCGCCGGTCTTCATGCCGTAGTGTCTCAGAATCGTTCTGAGAGACTTGGCCGTGTTGCCTTCACGGCCAATAATGGCTCCCATATCCTCTTGGTGGACTGAAACAGACAAAAGCACGCCCATTTCGTCTAGGCTGCGTGTGACTTTCACATCATCTTGGTGTTTCACCAGTCCTTTAATTATTGATTTCAAAAATTCAGTTGCTTCCATGTTATTCTGGCTTAATTTCCTTCATTCCCTCGACCATATTGGTCAAGACGTGAAGAACGTGGTTAATAGCGGCTTCAAATGTCTTGTCCCCACAGTTAAACTGCGCAACTTGAAATGACCCAGGTTGACCGGGTAAAAGTTCAGTGGCAGTTATAACAATAGCCGAATGAGCGTTGCTCTCTTCGGCTATTTTTCTTATGAGTTCAGTACTTACTGGCTTCAACTCCCCTTGCGGTTTGTATCCATCCAAATCCACCATTTGAATTGGTGAAAGTATTGGTTCACTGTTACTGTCTTGTCTATCCATACCCTTATATTTTAACATCGTTTGGGTAAAAGATGTTGACAAGGGTGTGAATTACTTGTTCCAGCACGGCTTCGATGCTTCCCAAGGCTGGAGTCCGTTCGTGTCGTACATAATGCGTGCAAAAGCAATGTTTTGGCGCACATCTGTCATGTCTGTGAAGCCGAGAGAACGATACCACTTGCCGTTCCATTTTTTACTGATTTGAAATACTCCTTCATCATCACTTCCATTCGTCGGGTTAAAAGCATTTGGATCAAGCTTACCGTTAACGACTCCTTCACATTGCGCGACGCGTACCATGATGGGTGCGTCCCAGAACGTTGTATTGATTTCTTTAATGATTCTCTCTTGAGTCCAGTCTATTTTCACTTCGATTAGTACCTCCTTAGCCGGCTCTGCAGCCGGCGTAAGTATCAGAGGGTCTTCGTCTATAACGTCTATATTTTCAACACTATATGCGAACACTTCCCGGATATGTGGGTAGTAAAAGAAGTAAATTGCAGCGCCTAAAAATAATGACGCAATGGCAACGTTTGCCATTTTTGTCATTATTTTAAGCCTTAATTGCTTTCTTTTTGCTTTTGCCTTACGCGTTCTATCGTAATTGAGGTAAGGGGTTTCTGATGTAAAATTCATATTGATTTGTTACCCACTTATACTACATCATGGCTTTACACTTTTTTATAGGCTCTGGGGATAACGTTATGCACTTGCCAATAACTCAACCATGTGCCTTGGTGCTATCCTATGTATAGGAGCGGCCGCCTAAACGCTGAGGCTGTGAGAACCAGCCACCGCTCGCCAGTACCTTACAACAACCTTACAACCATTTTTATGGAGGGTTACAATGAAACAAAGCTTTAAGCTTCACGAGGCTCAGCAAAAGAAAAGAGAGGACGACTTGGCTGCTTGGATTAAGCAACCTACCTGCTGCGTCTGTCAGCGGAACTGCGAGGGTTACTATGGCCGTCATGGTGACTCAGGCTCATGTAGCAAAAAATGCGAGGAGAGATACGATGCAAACGCAGGACGTGGTTGAGGCCATGACACGAGCAAAAGTGGATGAACAAACATTCTTCCGCCTGGCTCATATCTACTGCTTTGGCAGCGATGCCAATGTCTCTACCGATGTCGCGCAGTTCAAACTGCATGCCATCGTTCCACCTTTTGTACTTCGGTACGTCAGGGAAAGTAAACAACCTGTCTAGGAGTACGTCATGAAGTTCTACTTCAAAGTCGCCCTGGTTCTAGTCATCATCTTCATGGTGGTCAAAGCCTGGGCAGTCCCACCCGAAGTGAAGGCCGAAGTCTTGACTGGGAGCCAACAAGTCCACCAGGGCTTGTGCATCTACCAGGCACAAGAAGTGAAGTGCCAAATCTTCTACCGCGAGTCGGACGAGACTGTTTACCTGGTCTTGTACACCAACGACACGACTGCCATCACACACGTGGTGAAAGTCAAAGACAAAGTGGAGACCATTTTATGGATAAATCCATCCTACTCGATGTAAACCGAGCAATCAAAAAACCGCTAGCGTAATGCTGGCGGTTCTTCTTTTGTAGTAAGTATATGATTTAGGGGTTGAACCTAACACCCCTTGCGGGAGCCACCAGGGCACTTCTCACAACTACTACTTGTGGACGTGACGGGCTCTGCCCCCGTGTCCAGCAAACTGTCTACAAATAAATTTTGGTGAGAATCCTCAATAGTTGGCTCCAAACAAGTCATTGATACGCAATGACACGACACCTTTACTTTTATGAAAACCATTGAGCCTAGGAAAAGGTATATCAAACGCCTTGCTCATGGTCTGACGTTAGGCTGGTACTAGACCGGCGTGGACGTCTTGCACCGTAGCAAAGTACGGTGATGGGGTGGATGTTTTTGCAGTTATCGCAACCACACGTTTCGGATGTGTGGACGTTCCGTTCTCTTTATTTGCTTTCAAGGTGCTGTCGAAACTAAATGCACGCCCATTTTTGGTGCACTGTACGGGACGCTCAACCATTGAGCTTCATGCGTGCACATGGTGGGATTCGAACCCAAAACCTTCCCGCTTGGGCTTGCTCTACCAACTGAGCTACGAACGGTAACCCCCGCCCGGCTGGATTCGAACCAGCGCGCTCGCCCCGTACAATGCACCACCTACCTCCCACCTAAATTATTATATACCACTTTCTTCTGGACGCTAAGGTTTGTTCACTGCTTCGCTCCCGAACAATACGGACACTCTACAAACGTAGGTAACCCATGTTCACACTCAGCCGCTTTGACCGCTACTTGTGGCTTGTAGTCGTCGGTTATAGCCTCAAAGAACTCCTGCAGCCTTCCATCCTTAATCAACCGGGGTACAAAGTTTATATTCAGGCGATATTTGTAGTACTTACTACCGCTTTTGCTTTTGACCAAGACTCGCTCAAGTAGATCCGGATTCTCTTGAAATATCTCACTGAAACGTGCCGGGGTCTTCCAGGTGGTAAATACCCATTTGTTTAGTTCTTTTACCAGTACATCTCCAACGTCAACAATGTTTGGTGGGTGGTATTGCTCACGGTTCTTTAAGTGCTCAGTGAAGAGTATGTAGAACACGGCCATTTCGTGAGTGATTTTTTTGAGGTTTGATTTCATATGACTTTAGTAAACTTAGGGTCATAGACAAAGGAATTAAATCCATCATACGTTACAACCAAGACTTTCTTTCTGCCCATACGCCTAACCCCAGTAAGCATCCCGTGTGCACTTTGACCACCATGACTTGAAAGCACTAGGGCTTTCCCGTGAGAATCTATGTTTAGAAACCCGTTTTTCATATCAATGAATGTATGGCACCCAATAAAGGGGCGGAATTTTTCTTCAATTGTCATGTTACTTAGTTACGTCAAAGTTATCTCGTAAAAACCAACACAGTCCCAATAGATAACGGTCACTCACTGGTTCCCCTTTCTCTAGTCGGACTAGTGTGCTGTTACAAATCTCAGCTAGTCGGTTGCCTCCTATTGCATCACTGGCAATAGCTTCCCGTATCAAGAGATAGTTCAACCCTTGGCGGGCTTTCCATTGCCTAAACCAAGACATTGCTGCTGGTGCTATAGGGTGGTATTCATTTTCTTTTAGTGTTGCTTCCATACTATTTACTTACCTCAATGTTAAACTTATCTCTGATAGCATTTCTAAAACCTTTAAACGCCATCCACTGTTTCGTTCCTTTGTCCCCGTCTCTCCCGCACTCTAATTCTAATTCGTCGGCCATGTGGAGTATCTCCTCCACCATCTCCCTCTGTGCGGTGCGTTCGGCGGTGAGGGTGGTACGGAGCCAGTCCTTTGCAATCTTTTCTGTGTCTGGATTCTCACCCCTCATTTCAGAGATAGCCGCCTGAATCATTACTTCGTCAAACGACTTCACTATCTCTTCAACACTCCTCCTCTCTGGGTTATCTTTTGGCATGGGGTCTCCGCATAGATTACAGTAGTCTCCTAGTTCACTTCGCATGTGTTCATGTTTATTTTCCATACCCATTATTCACTTACCTCGCTAGTAATATTTGTTCTCAGCCAGTCGATTTGTTTTTGAGCTTCTTCAATAGTAGAGACGGAGTAGGGTGTCGCCTGTACCCAAAACGGCCAGAACCAACTCCATTTTTGAACTATGTAGTCTGATTGATGATACCATTTTGTGGCTGCGACGATTCTGTATTTTGTCATATCCTATTCACTTACCTCTTCTCCTAATAATTCCAAGAAGGCTTTTGCATCAGCTTCGGTCGCTGGGGCACCTGTAGTGAGGTTGAACTTTAAATATTCAAACTCAATGCCATCAACATTTTTTCTGAGATTTACTTCCCAGACATCATCTTCAATACGGAAGGTGATATCTCGAAAATTATGTAAATCAGCCAACACACGGAGGTAATGTTGAAGTTGTGGGGGTTTGCCGAGTATTACAAACTGTTCGGCTGGTGCTAAATACACCTGCATTTTGTCGTAGTTAAGATAAGCGACCTGCTCATATGCTTCACCAACAACAACACCCTCCCACAGTTCACTTTTCGTTACTCGACATCCAAACCCCAACTCCATCAACTCCTTGTTAACTTCATGATGCCTAACTAGATAGTCGGCGCGGTGTAGGTAGGTCATAAATCTAAATTAAACGGCTAAGTCCTCTGAGGGGCTTGGTTGGGGAGGGGTGTCTTCGGATAATACAGTTTCCTTATTATCTTTTGGTAGCACAAAAGATTCTATGACAAATGTTTCTAATGCTTCATGACTCATTCCAGCTTCCTTACCCGCTTTAAATCGTGCTTGTATGGATTTAATAGCAAACGCACATATCTTACCCCTCTCCGCCTTCCTCCCAGCCTCATAAGCTAGTTCCATTGAGGTGGCGATAAGAGCGTTAACGTCTTCTCGGTGCATTACAAACCCCGTACCATCATCAATGTTGTTTTTGGCAAACTCTTTTTGTTGCTCCTCTATTAGTTTTGAAAGCATGGTTATTCCAACTGCGACTTAGTGGCTAATTCAACAAACTTTAGTACCGTTTCCACATCCGTCTCCCCCTCGCTTTGACTCACTACGTTAGATGCGATTGCCCCGCATAGTGCCATGAGCACGTATGGACGGATTTCGTCTACGGCCGCTTGATCAAAAATGGCTTGTGCCATGTCGTCAACGAAAGCAAGTTCATCGTCTGTGAGTTTGGTAGCTGCTTCAATTTCTTCTGCGGTGTGTTTTCTTCCCATAGTTTTTAACTATTCTTGGATTAGTAATTTTTCTGCACCTTCCTTCAAAAGTCCCCCGTCCTTTAGGTTCTTAATGATTCCGGCCGCAAACTGCATATCGTATCGTTGTTGCAGTGTTTTTTGCATTTGCTCAATCTGCTCTTTGATACCTCTGTCGATTCGCTCCATAAAAGTACGGTTGTTTGTGACAGCTAGTTCGAACCTTTCTTGGACATAAGCATCTACTTTGAAAGTCTTGCCATTTTTATCTGTAAAAATACCCCGCTCAATTGATTTTATGATTCTTTCACTAATTTTGGCTTCAAATTGGTCATTAAACTTTGCAATTGTTTCTTCCTTCAATTTCTTGGTAATTTCTGGGGTAAAACCTTTGATAATATGCTCAATTACTCGGCTTTGAATCTCACTTTTTAACACAGAGTTGAAATCTCCATCCTTATTTGGCTCACTGCACCCAGTCTCGTAGTCATACCCACCGTATTCGGTATAAAGGTCTTTCAGGTCAATGACTATTTGTAAATTTTTTGTCTCCATACTATTTTTTAGAATTAAGATACTCTATTGATAATCGTTTCCACTCACTAGCGACCGGTTGCCATAAATCTCTGTTTTCGTTAAAGAAATTCATCCAGTCTTTGTTTTTCCAGTTGAGTGTTTCCACAAATTATTTTAAGTGGTGTCGCACAGTACTTCGAGTAATCTGCAACTTACGAGCTATTAATACTTCTGGGAATCCGTCGGTGTACATGGACTTGCACATCTCCTTAATTTCCTCTATCGTCGCGCCCTTTCGGTTCTTAGGCAGTACATCGAAGAGGATTTGGTACTTGTGAGTCCACAGAATCTCATTACGGGCTTCTTGTAGTGACTTTAGTATCATTCTATGGTTTCCCCCTTTTACGCGTCGTAGCGAGTCGTATAGAGCCGCACGCGTGATTTTGAACTGCTTGGCGACATCGGTAATCTTCTTCTTGGCGTTTTTGGCCTCAACGTACGCCCGGTAGATTTGGGCGTCCTTTTCGAGACGGCGGCTGGTTATTGTAGTAACGCTCATTTTGATTTTGAATTAAGTTTTTGGTTAATGGTTTCTGCGCTTGGCATTGCGTCGTGTTCAAGTCCTAGATAGTCGAGCCAATCCCAATAGTGATTCCATTGCGTATCCATTGAGTAAGTATCTCGCCAAAGTAGGTACAGCTTCTCGTTTGGTACCGGCGCTCCGTTCTCTTGCGCCCAAGCTGTGTATTTATCGAGTACCTCGGCTTGCTGCTTCTTCCAGGACAGTAGGGACTTCTCCGGGGTACCGTCTCGCTTTTTGACAATTTCGTACCAGAAGTCTGCTTTGAATAGATCGCGCACCTTGTCTTCGTTTGGCACTCTGGGGTCGATACCGTACTGCCAGTAGCAGTAGACCGGCACGACAGCTCCTTCTAAGTACCCGCGCTGACTCTTTGAGCTTCGGACTCGTGGGTTTAGCTCGAACCACCTTACCCCTTGGTTGCGTACCATTTCTTTGATAACAAGCTTGTTGTATTCACTTGGAACAGTAAGCTTAAAGCTGTCGTTGAATGGTTCAGCTTGGAGTAGGATTTTTCGAGCCATAGGTTATTTTAATAATTTAATTGTAATAAATAGAATACTCACCCACGCTAGTTTTTTATTGTGTGTGCCATACATAAACAACCAGCCCATGCCCTCCCACCAATAGCTTCGATAGTAGATTTTGAACGTTCTTTTCATGCTACTTTACAAACTTAGACTTTAACTCATAAAGTTCGATTACATTGCCGTTGTCTTTGAAATAGTACAAATATGCACGCTCCGGAGTCCAATTACATGAAGTAAGCCAAGCCTGGTATCTCTCGTTAGCTTCATTCTCAAGTCGCTTCTTTTCTTCTGCGCGCTTGTCGGCCAGGGTATTAATTGCAGTCTTGATCGAAACAATCTTTTCAGCCCAAGCGACGTCGCTGAGAGTTTTGACTTCTTCGCCAGATACTGCAAAATCTGCGTTTTTAAAGCTCTGTGTATCAACGTCAGGCATCAATCCCATGGCCATAACCTCTCGCTTTCGGTTGTTGACTTTCTCTTCGTTTTCGCGCTTGATACGAGCGTCTTCTGCACGGCGGTTCATTTCGGCCTGGATTGAACTGATTTTCTGTGACCAAATAGTGTCATCGTCACCTTTAAGTTCAAAAGTTGATACCTGTAATTCATCTTTGTGCCATGAGTCTGAATCTAGGCTGAATTTAAACCCGAGCATTGTTAGGTTATTGATTCGACCCTTTTCTTTTTCTTCTTTACGAGCGATTTCTTCACGTTCCCGGGCGTTTTTCTCGTCTTCGAGTCTCTTTGCCTCTTTCTCCTGCTCTTCTCGCTTACGGTCAATTTCAGCTTGCTGGCGAGCAATCTCGGCTCGGTCGGCTTCCAGCTTTTCAGAGTTCATTCGGTTAATCAGCCCCTCAAAGGTAGCCCCGTCCATTTCGAGTAGTTCTTCTTCGGTAACGCCGAGATTGCTCCCCTCCCCCCAAATAGCTTTCAAGCGTTCAATACGCTGTGGCAATAGTGCCGTTCGTTCCTCACGCTCCTTAGCTTTCTTGGCCACCTCTATCATTTCGTCCAGTCTCTTTTCTTCTCCAACAAAAATGTCGTAGAGCATCTCCTCTATTTCACTTACACCCTCAGCTGCTTTCTTAATCTCGCGACGAGCATCAAGACAGTAGTTCTTGATGTAGTTACGCCTGGAAACCATTTCCCTCTTTACCTCTTTGAGTTGTGGGTCATCTGCAGATTCAATGGCTTTGGCTCGGTCGGCGAGCTTGTTTAGCTCTTGCACTTTGAACTCTAGTGCGAGTCCAGATGTGGTTTCGAGTGAAGCCACCCGGTCTACGATAGTAATTTCTTTTGCTTCTTGGTTGTTTTCTTGTGACATAATTTTTAATTTATACAACTTTACCGTTAGATAGTCCTACTATTGTGTTGTGCTCTAGTTGATAAGCTACTTCTTCTTTCAATACTTCGGTGAACCTCGTTACATTATTAAGCGTCCTGCCTTTACTCAGGAAATCTTTCACGACTTCCTTTGCTTCGGCTTTTAGCTTTTGCTCCATAATTTCTGAAAGGTTCATATCTTTATGATTTGTCGAGTAATTGGTCTAGCTCCCTCTCCACTACGTGCCGGTGGTATTTAGCCGGCTTTCCTTCTTGCATCACTGCTACAGTGCTTTTGCGCGTGAGCCAGATGTCTACTTTGGTTTTACCTCTGGTCAGGCGCAATTTTCTTTGTTCTGGTTCCCAAGAGTAGACGTTCCACCCCAGGTCATAGGCTTGAAGTTTGATTTTCTCCAAGCTCATGTCTTTGATAGCTAGGTCAGTTTCAAACATGGTTAATCTTTTGTGAGAGTGTCAATGACGTGACTGACACAATCCTTAATAAATATCTCCTTCGTTTCTACAACTTGCTCTAAGTCCTTCCGTGGCGTGTGGTGGCTTCTTAGAGATTCCCCGGTTCCAAACTTACGAGTCCCTTTAATTGTTAGACCTTCGTAGTTTTCAACAACTTCAATGATTATGTGCAGCATGTTAGAAGAGATTTCCGGTGAGCTTAATAATGGTCGCTTCAATTGTGGCAAGCATATTCTGCTGCTGCGCTAGGTACGTCTTGACCTTCTCCTCTACGTCAGCTCGTTCGATTACTAGGTAGAAGAAACTATGGACTGACATTCGTGGGTCGTACATCACAAAGTAGAGACGCTCAAGTTTTTCATTGACAGTAAAGTATTGGATAACCTGGTCGTCGTAGTCGTCCGGGATTTCTTTTGTAATAAACGCTTTGATGTGGTCAGCTGAGTTTAGACACTTCACTTCAACGGCTTCTCGGGTTCCTATTGATCCAATCACTACCGCCTCGGCTTCGTCTTCGGTGAATCCATCCGGAGAGACTGCGATTCGTGAGTTATCGTCGCGCTCCCAAATGACTAGGTCGGTATTAATCTTTTTGCCAGTTTCTTCAACAAACAGTGCAATTGCTTCTGACTCAAGGCGAGTCCCTCTGTCCATCGGCAATTCTGGGTCTTCTGGTACTGATAGACGTTCGGCAATGATTTCGTAGTACCCCTTCTTCATCTCACTACCGCGCTTCACAATCAAATTCTTCAATCGTGAGCCTGTGATTCGTCCGCGCCGTGCATCGAGCCAGTCGGCTCGGTCTTCGAATTTAGTGGTTATCATTTTTTTCTTGAACTAAGATTTCGAGTAATTCAATAATCCTTGGGATGTTCTCGTTGGTGTCAGGCCGCAAACCAGTAAGTTGGTAGATTCTTTCCGCTGTGGCTTCTGGGTCTTTGGTATCTTTAGTTCCTAGCAAACGCAACAAAGCAATCACTCTGGCTTTTGGGTCAAGTGGCAACTTCGTCTTAGGAGGCTTTTGTGTTAGTTCGCGTGCGTCTGTGTCTTCGTCTCCGGTAAGGATTCCTAGTGCGTTCATGAACGCGTACCGCTTCGCAAACGTGTTACGAGCGCCGTACTTCTGGGTGTCACTCATGAAACTTTCTGTACCAATTTCGACAGTAAAAGAACTTTCTTCACTGTGACCCATTGAGTGGGTAATAGTACAAATCACTGTCAGACTTTTATTGTCTTGTGAGCGCTCTTCTCGGAATCCGTACGCGAGGCTGTTGTCGCCTAGTGGCTTCTTGACCTGCAGAACGATTGAATCGAGCGGGGCAAACTTGTAACGTGGCTTGTTGTCTTTATCAGTTACCACCTTAGTCTTGGCAATAACCGGGCAGTCCTTCTGGAACTGTGCCATTGCCATCACAAAAGCTTCACGTGCTTGGTCTGCGCGAAACTCTTTACGCATAGCGAGGAAACGTTCAATTGTTTCAACTGGCAGCCCTCTTTCAATTGCTTGGGAAATGAAGCCTTCAATTGAATTGTCACTCTGGCGAATGACTGGCGGCGCTGGTGGTGGTACCACTATAGCTGCGTTTTCAGTTTCTACAGCTTGCTCTGGTGTTGACTCATTTGGATTCTTGTCTACTTTGTCTCCCATATAATTAAATTAAACTTTTATAAAAATATACTACGGCTTCTGGTTTGAAGTGTCAAGGCGAGGTGTAGTATAACTTGTGGATAGTAATGTTTCCCTAATTGCAGCAAATATCTCCATGGCCACTTGCGGAACTATTGAATTGCCGCACGCCTTTAATCTTTCTTTGCGGTACTGCGCCGCCGTGATTTTGTTGGTTCGCACGCCACGAACGGTATATCCGTCCAACCTTCGGGGTAACCCATTATGTATTCCGTGAATGCAGGTTGCAGCTGCAACCTCTTGCCAGTTTTTGTCCCAATCTCCGTACCTAATCTTTCGGTCTTCTTCCCGTTTTTCTGGTTCTGGTAACCCATAAAGTTTCTTGCTTCCAAGGTTTGCAATAATCCAGACTCTATCCCTTCTATGCAGCGCTCCAACGGCCACAGCTGGAATAATAAGCGGCTGGACTTCGTAACCTTCTCTTTCCAAATCAGTGCACGTCTTTTCGAGAACCACACCTTCGTCCCAATCAACCAAGCCACGCACATTTTCAGCGATGACCCATTCAGGTCTGAGATTTTGTATGACAGTAAACATTTCAGGCCACTTGTAGCGGTCGTCTGCCGTTCCTGCTCTTCGTCCAGCTCGACTGAAAGGCTGGCATGGGAAACCTCCGGTGAGAATAGTGAGTGTTTGTGTTTCGTCGCTCCGTTCTCTACCGCACTGTCCAAGGTGTCCCTGGGCTTTGTTTGACTGCCCCCCTTCCAATCCCTGGTGCTGGGTGTCGGTAACAAGGTCAGCGATGTCGCCGTAGAAGGTTCCTTCCGGCCAGTGCTTCTTGAGGACTGCTGTTGGGAACGCTTCCCATTCACAGAAAGTGTGTTTGATTTCTTGGTCATGAAAAATAGTGTCTAGGGCTAATGAGAATCCACCAATACCAGCAAATAAATCATAGTGAATAATTTTCATAGAAACTGACCAAGTACAATCCAGGTAATAGCCACAGCTACGACCATGACCGCCTTCTGCTTCCAGCTGAGAGATTTCTGTGGTGGTTTGTAGTCTGGGCTCTTTGGACACCAGTAGACGTGGCAAATCGCTTCACAGCATTCATTTTGTACACAGTAACGTTTTTGCATATTATTTTGTTGTGGTTTCAGACATTAATTTTTTAATCTTTTTCAACTCGGTAACTCCCCCCAAAACAAGTGCTGCGGTACGTTCTATTTCTTTAATCTTGCAGTCCATAGACCAGCTGTTCATCTCAAGAGCAACCTTAACGTACTTGCCTATCTCCTCAGTCTTGCCCTTTGCGTTCCAGCCAGTTATTTCAATACCTGACGCTTTTTCAAACACCTGCACAGTGTTCCTTAGTTCTTTAAGTAATTCCTCAGTCTGTCTACCGTTGTACCCGCGTCCCTTCTCGTACCCTTTTAGCTCTGCTTCTTGGATTTGCTTTGCTATGCTCTCCTTGGCTATGTACTGACTGCGTATGCGCTCAACTTCTGTGGCGCCACGACGCAAGATGGAGGCCATAAAATGTAGTGGTATCGGAGCTGTCTTTTGTGGTGTTGGCCTTACCTTCATTACCAATTTGTCACCTTTAAGCACCAGCAGTCCCCAGTTTTTAGGCAGCTCACCCTCTTTCACAATGTCTGGGTCTGATACTACCAGGAACCACTTATCGCAGTACTCCATCAATTCATTGGACTTGCTCATGTGTTTTAGTTCTGAGAGCCAGTCTGAGCGCGATACTTTAATTTCAAATCCTAAAATCTCGTAGCCTGTGCTGCCAAACATGTTGAAAGCCATTGCATCAGCTATTCGATTTGCAGTACCTGTGCTAGAGCGAACCTGTGTAAGAAATACCCATTCGTACGAGTCGCAGTATCGTTTGTATAGATACTTCTCCATGTCAGCTGCTGTAATTTTTTGTGTGTCTGTATTCATATCGTTAATTCTTATCAGCTAGAACCTGTTGAGCAAAAGCACTGCCAGTTCGGTCAGTGAGCATGGAGTATTTTTCTCTAAGGTCAATCAAGGGAACTTGTAAATCTTCAACCTTTCCAAAAGTCGCAAATTGTCTGGCCATGGCCATTATGCCGTTCATTTTTTGGGTGATTTCCTTGGCTCGTAACTCATTCCAATCATCACTCGTCAGCTGGTGGGTATGATTCCAGCCCATTGTCGCGTTGTAATCCGGTTCAATCCGCTGGATATCACTGCCTTTGAGGGCGAGTCCGGTGTCGAACGTCCCTCGCTTCTCAGGATTGTTGAAAAGGTAGTACGCTTTGTGGGCTTCGTTCGCGTCGATAGTGAACTCTTGCTCTTTACGAAAACCACACACTATTTTCACCTTAAATTTTGACGTTTTCATAGTTACTTGTAACAGCTAGGCATATCAAGTCCGGCAGCTTCGCTAGTAAGGTTCAAAATCATTTGCATAGTAGCGACCATTTCGGGGTTTCGCCAAGCACTAATCACATAAGACCGTGGTTTAGTGTAGTGGTGAAGATTCTGTCTGATATGCAACTCGCAAGCTGCTTCGGTAAAGAATACGCCAGCACGGTCGGACATGACGTACTCAATATCGTAATCAACCTTACGCCAATCACCAAGGTCAATATCGTCAACTGATTCGACCCCAATAGCTTCAAGAGCGTCTTTCACTACGTCTGTGTCATGCGTCAGACGGTCTTGTGCTCTCTCAAGCTCGTCGTACTGGTCATCTGTGAGCGTTGCGTACTCGTCCGACCAATACTGTGACTCAGCGCCACAACCGTCTGGTTTCCCCACTTCCAACTCCTCCTGCACCACGAACAGTGGATATTGAGTACCTCGATTGCTCTGCGTTCGCATGAGCTTACTTGTTTCAATTAAATCCATACCTAAAATGCTATTATATTCTTTTTACTTTTAATCTCCTTTACGTGATCATCAATTCTTTTGCGCGCCCATACCTGAATCGTGGCGTAGTGCGACTTGTACCGCTTGCCTTTGGATTCCATGTAGCAACTAAGTTGTTCAATAAGACCCTCGACGGCTTGCATGTTTAGTGCCTCGACAAGCTTGGTGAGCTCATCGTCAGTAAGGAAAACATTTTTGAATTCACCATAAGCTTTTTTCTCTGGTTTTGGTGTCTTTTCCTTAACCCTTTCCTTAACCATATCCCTATCCCTATCCATATCCCTATCCAAGGGGAGTATCGATAGGGTATCCATAGGGTATCCAAGACCTATAAAAACATCCAAAATATCCTTTGGTATAGCCTTAATTTCATTCGTAACAGCAACACTTAATTTTTCACCAGTAAACGACTGATATTTTGGGTAATTTACAACACACAACCAACCATCTCGGTAGATAATTTTTTTATCCTTCTCAAACCGATTCAACATTTTTTGCACCATTTCTTTCTCAAAACCAATTTCAACAGCGATATATTTTAACGCTATTTCGTATATCCCGGTCAGCGACAATGCTGGACAAGTAATGCAGTACACGAACAACAATTTTTCACTTGGGTCGAGATTGGCAACGTAAGTATCTTGCCAAAACCGAGTGTTGAAAAATGTATTTTTACTCATAGGTTTAATAAAAAAACCACTCAACAGAGAGTGGGAGTAACGCTGGCGTCTTCGCTCACCAGTGGGGTTGCCCCCTCCCTCCCTCTGTTCAATGGTCTTAATTATTCGCGAAGAAGATTTATAACACAATCAAATGCTCGTTACAGCAACTTAATTGTCATGCAACCAGAAGTCGCACGGTTAATATAACACCACCAAGTGAGATATTTCTTCACACCCTGTTTATAACTATGGTCGGAGCTGAGCAAAGACTCGTTCTGTCAGTTCTTGATCGTGCTCAATTCGATTATGACAGTTGGTACATGCGCATATCCATTCGTCAGGGTCTGATAACTTACCAACATCGCCTTTGTACCACGCTCGTTTGTGCTTATGAGCTACCTGCAAAAACATATTTCCAAGACACTCTTCGAACATAAGCTCACAAGAGTGAATAGGGTTCTCTTCGATGTATTCCCGGATAATTTGATTCGCTTTTAGGTTTGCTTTGCCAATAGTGCCTACACGTTTAAGTCCAGACGTGCGTTTTTTGGAGAGATTTGACCCCATAGCGCTGTTTTTACGTGATAGTGAGGACTTTCTACCAGAACTACCCCAAGCGCTTCTCTTGAGCTGTTTTGTGCCTCTTTTTAATTGTGTCTTTCGTAACATTGTGCTGTGTGTCGGAATCGAACCGACTGGGGTTTCCCATCAGATTTACAGTCTGACCTCGCGCCGTACGAGACTAACAAAGCAAAACCGCCGATATTCTTTCGCGTCATTAAGAGGGGTCAATTCCCTTTCAACGTCGGCTTTTGTTCAGGGTGGGAGAATCGAACTCCGCATTTCCACGTTATGAGCGTGGCGACTTACCATTAGTCCAACCCCAAATCTGACCACGAGTTACCGTGGTCAAACAGCTTATTGCTGACCTGCTGCTTGCGCGCCAGGTACGCTAGCCTCTGTCGGTGAAGCGACTGGTGTTTCAGGTTCTGGTGTTACCACCTCTGCTGCTACTCCAGTTGGCTGCGCTTCCTCGCTTTTGGTTTCTGTAGTCTCCGCGGCTACAGCCCCTGCGTTTTCAGGGGTAACCTCTGCAGCATTCGCTGCACTATCTCCACCATCCGGTACAACCGGAACTTCCTCTACCTTTTCTGTTTCAGCTGCTACTGGTTCCTCTGGCATTTCCACCAAAGAACCATCAGCTACGTGGGGCGCAGCGTCATTTGGGAGAAGTTTTAGAATATCTCCCGGAGTGCGGAGCACACCAAGAATTTCTACTGTCTCTCCCTCACCTACTACTTGATACTTCATACTGAATTTGTGAATTTATTTATTAACAACATTGAACCTACTGATTATACTCCAAAAAACTTGACTACACCCACAATACTGTGGACTAGTTTTCTTCTTTCTTGTTAAAGAAAGCGTGGTACGAGCCAAGAGACGAAAGCCAAGTTATAAATGTCAGGCCAAATGTTCCAATAACAGCATTTAGCGTATCCCCACTTACTAGGTCTGGTTCAATCCAAAGACCGAGTCCGACATATCCAAATGAAGCAAGGGCGGCTACTAAACGAATAATTGGTCTACGCGACTCTCGAAGAGAGGCAAACGATGGCAGCATTTTTATAAGTCCAGTAACAGCGTTCACTAGAAACGGAGTCACTGATATCAATAGAGCGGTCAACATATTTTATTGTCTTAAACGATAATAATAAATCGGGAAGCCTCCATTTTTCATATACCGAGTCTTCCACGATTCCTCGGTAAAGTTTTTCTTGAACGTGCCTGTATAGCTATCGTTCGACATAATCTCTCCCTCAAAGCCACAAATTCCAACGTGACCGGGGATGGTTCCATTACCCATACCAGTTGGAGAAATTATGATGGCTCCAGGTTCTGGTTCGCCAATGGCCTCAAACCTATCATCGTTCTTTAACTTTTCCCAAAGAGTCCAAGTACCTGTGATGATGGGAAAAGAAATAAATTTTCGTATGAGCATACTGACAGTCTCAGCACAACCAAATTCATCTGGGACAAGGTCGTTTGGAGAAACATCGCTACCTAAAGATTGCAGAGAGAGAATAAACAAATTAACTGGTTCATCTACTACCTCTCCCTCTTCGTGATGGTCTGGTGGATTTTTTGGGTTAAAATTTTCAATCATACCTTGAAGTTGCAAAATAAGTGATAACACTTGAGCGTGTAATTTATTCCAGGCAGTGAAGTCGTGGGTCAGAAATATTCCCTTCATGTTCTTTAGGGTGTAGTCAAAGAGATGGGTGTAGTCAAAGACGCCGCGCCAGTGAGAGAATCCATGAGATAGTTCATGACAAAAGATGCGCACAAAAGAAGTCATGTCATCATAGGAGGTACCGTTCTTGTCGGCAATAACCACAAAGTCAAAGACCGCATCGCTGTCTCTGTTGTATACCCCGCCGAGTTCTTTATTTGGGTTTGGATGTTTGAGTCCAAGCCGGTCGCGCTCGTACCGTGAGATGTGTAGGCAGACAGCGTTGTGTCCTTCTGCCGGGCAGTTGGTTTTCATCCAGTCCCAGCGAATGTACGTGCCGCCATTTACGTAAGTCGGAACTACCGATGGTAGACTCATGTATTTCACAGTGAAAGTTTCAAAAGTCAAACCCTTAGCTTTTTTTATGATTTCATAAATCGCCTTGAAATGACTCTTAACCCAGAGAGACTTATTGGTCGTGTAAATGATGGTTTTTACGTGCATACTTAGAAAAAGAGCGCGTTACCTGTTAATGCTGCTGCACAAACAAGGATGAATACCCCGCCAGACGCAAGAGTGAATGCGGTGTAATCCTCCCTTACCCTTTTTGCCAAAATTATTAGGGCTGAACCTAGAACTGCGAAACATATAGCTGAAATTATTGTCATGTCTTTAATTATATACTCTCGTAATATGCTTTTGGTACAACTTTCCACTCCGAGTATGCACGTCGTGCAAACTCCTTGTCCCCTTGAATCACTGCGTTTCGATCAGCGTCGTCTTCGGCTTCGGCCAAAAGTGCTATTTTTTCTCGCTCTTCTGGGGTTGCAAATGAAATACTACGCAATTCTTTTCGAAGTTGGTCACTGAAAAGTGGTGTAGCAATACCAAACATAGACATACTTACGTCGTACTTGTCAAGTGCCTGACTTGGTTCTGGCAGTCTTGCGACCACCGCCTTTACCACGTTGTTGTCCTTTCCTTCGAGAGCAGCATTGACGATTGGGTCGTCATATCCAAACTTTTGTCGGATAGAAACTTCCTTAATAATCTCAGCTTTTTTGTCTGCTTTGTACTGAGCATCTCCTTCGACGTAGTCCTTTCCGTACACCTCAATCGCCATCTCGTTTATTTGTTCAGCTGTGATTTCACCATCGCCCTGTATTTGTGATTGCAACATCTCGGTTCGCTTTTCAGCGTTGGTGCGGTCGTCGTAGGCAATATCAAGATTACGTCCGATACTACCAAGTCCGGCAATATCTGGGGCGGTGAGGAATTGGTGTAATTGCTGAGTTCCAGGGAAACCAAGCACCATGAGAGTATTTTTAAGCACGTTGTATACCTCCTTGTTACTGGCTCCGTCCTTAAACAGGTTAGTGACATTCTCCGCAATTTTGTCAATGGCTTCAATACTAGGGTTGTTGATTCGGAGTCCTTCAAGAGAGCCGTCAAATCCAAGAAGGTACCCTGTTCCAGGAACACGTCCGGCAATAGCAACGAAGTATCGCTTCCACAGAGTTTGATCCTCGTCGTCTTCATAACCAAAGAGTGAGGAGAGCACCATGTACATGATGATTTCGTACGTTACAGCCATGCCAATATAACTCAAGTTTCCAGCCCCCTTTAGTAAACCTTTACTAGTCCCGTGCTTCTTAAGCTCCATGATGACACCGTCGTAGCGAGCGTTGTTAAAGGCATTAAAGATGAAAGAACTAAACGGTAAGAAGAATTTGGCGCTAGAGTTATTGAGGATTTGTGGACGATTCGCGACGTTGTGTGAAGACTGAGACAAAATCATTATTTGTTCAGACCGGGCAATCGCTTCACTCTCTGACAGCCCTTGCTTCATATAGCCATTCTTCATCACGTTGAATACGGATGTAGCAACACGTATGTCAACTGTGCGAATACCGATATAGGCATGTTCACGATACTTCTGCCAGCCACGTGCCCAAGCATTTGGAGAGAAGACACCACGATACATACTTTGCATTTCAGCAATATCAATCTGGCCACCTTGGCGGTTTTGAAGTTCTTTACTACTAGCAACACTGGCATCTAGTTTCGCTTTATTGAGTGCCAAAGAAATAAGCTCTGGGAAGACTTTTGCTGCAGCTCTCCAGCCAAGCTCTTTGTGAACGTTCATCATTCCGTCAAACGCACCAGAAATCTGCACCAAAACAGTTGAAATTTTGTAACCAAGAATCGCTAAAGTGACGTTACCGCGCGCCCAGTCCATGATATTTTGCATCCAACTACGCTGACCACGGCCGTTGGTGGCGACGTCAGTAATGTACTGACTCCAGTAATCGAGGGTGACTTTGTCAGCCTTGGCCTTGTATTCTTTTGAGTTCACAAGCGCCTTAATACTCTCAAGCTCTGGCTGTACCTTGGCGTAGAATACCTGCTTCTTTACCTGAGAAACAAACGTTCTGAAAATGTTGGTATCAAGCACACGGCCGACTTGGTTTGTACGTTCCATCGTGAAGCCTTGCGCAGTCTTCTTCACATCAAAGTCAAATACGTTTTCTTCAATCGTAAACGACTCCACATTTGAGTCGTAACTTAGTGGGAAATAGTTTTCAATATTCGGGAATGGTCGGTTATTGATTGCTTCGTAGGTGGCAGCAATCTGGCCGCGAATATCTTTGAACACAGACTGCATGATTTCTAGCGCCGCTGACTCTTTCTCGGAGAGTGGTGTCGAAAAGTCCACCTTCTTGGCAGGGTCTTTTACCTGAGTGTTGTAGTAATCAACAAGTGCCTCAGCTTGGCTAGTGGCCTCCTGAGCCATTGCAGACTGATATGTGATACGAACCATCTCGTCGTCAGTAAACGACTCAGCGACCAATTTTAGGTCTTCTAGGGCATCTTTGATAACAAGGTTGGTTTCAAGTTCAGCTTCGTTAATAGCCTGGCGAACTGGCTCCACTAGCTGTTTATAGTTTTCGCCTTGGTAATCAGCAGCGCCGTCAATATAAGATGCCATACGAGCTGGGTCGTAGATTTTGGCAGAGGCTTTATCTGTGCCACGTCGCATACGGTTAATGAATGAGTTTGCATCCTTTCCGGGAACTTGTTTGTTGAATTGGTGGGTACTAGCGACTAGCTTAGAGATATTCTCAGCGAGTGTCTTCTCGTCTCGCGACTTCATCAACTTTTTCTTAAGCACACCCTGGTCATAGATACGTTCTACCTCAGCCACAAGCGCAGTGAGTGTGGCGTCGTCTAATTTACCAATTGGTGTACGAGAAAGTCGCTGTAGGTTTTGAGCTACGTTTTCTGGAATTTCCCCTTCTTGTTTTGCAAAGAATTCAGCTGTCTCAGTCAGTTTCTTTTGAGTAGCGACGCTCATCGACACCAGGTCAATTGTTTCGTAGAGAGCCATCAAACGCTCTTGGTAATCCAACGGCAAATACGCACCTGTCTTGGTGGCTTTTTTAACCCGGCGGAAAATAGTTTTGAGGGTGTCAATTTTATCCTTACGTTCTCGCTTGATACGAGTCTCTTGGCGAATCTGTTGACGGCCAGCTACTGAACCGTCACGATAACCACGCTTCTCGCCCATAGTGACGTAGTACTCCTTGCGCATCAAAAACTTCTTGCGCATGTTAAGCCGCCGCTGCAAATCTCGCAGCGCTTTGTTGACAGTCTGACCTTGGCGACGTGAGGCAGCAATATCCTTTCTCAAGGTGCGCAAACGCTTCTTGGTTTCAGCCAATTCAGTCCGGCGTTCTAGGTAATCGTAGAGTTCCTTGGTAGTTACATCTGTCTCTTTCAAAGCGGCCTCTCCGGCCTTTGTAAGCGTCTTAGGGGGCTTTTTGGTAGTGAAGCGTGCCACTTTACGCACTTCGGTACTTGCTCCCTTCACAACGGTGGCCAGCATACCCTTAGTCTCCAGCTTCTGCCCGAGTTCGTCCTTCCATAAATCAGCGTCCTTCTCAAGTTGAGCAAGCTGAGTTGATGCTTGGTTGTGCTGGACAATTAGTTTTTGAGTATAAGCGTCGTCTGTTTCCTTCTTCTTCAATCGAACCTCATTTGGTGTATTGCGTAGATCCAACACACCTTCTTCAATAAACGATTGGACTAGGCCAGTGTTCTCCAAGAAAACCATTTGCGCGTTTACATCCTCACCAAACTCCAGCAGGTCGTAGTAATCCTTAATGATGTCTGGGTAGCCCTTAATAAAGTTCTTAAAAGAGCCATACAGCTTCTTAAGCAGCGCGTAGAATTTGCGGATGATGCCCTTGGCCTCGTAGGTATTCTGTCGGTAGGACTCGAAATTTTTAGCCAAATCTTCTTCCACCTTTTCAATCTGTTGAGCATTCATTTTATCCAACTCAAAGAAACTCCAGCCAGACTGCATAGCCTGGGCGCGAAGCAGTTTCTCTCTAGTGATACCGTTCTTGACCATGATTGGAATACGGTGTGCATTCGCTACTGTGAGGTGGACTACCTCATGGCGGTCAGTATTTTCTACCGCGTCTTTTACAAGAGCAATCGTGTTGTCTGAGTACAAACCAAAAGCCTCAATGTTGTCTTGGTTTTTTGTGATAGCGTTTTCTTTGATACCAGCAAGAATGACGTCGGCATACACCACATCGAACGAAAGGTTCCACCGGTTGCGAATATCACTCAAAAAGGCAGACCGAGTGACGGTTTGCGAGTTTCTTTTGGACTTATTGGCACTGTCAAACTTTGCAAAGTCTGAGATAAACTCCCGGCTCTGGTCAGACGAATTGACGTCGTGGCGCAGCTTATACATTGCCTTGCTAGGACTGTCTTCCACCACAATGGCTTCAAAGATTTTATCAAAGCCTTCCATGACCATCTTGACCTCTTGCTCTCCGCGAGCGTATGGGTACACTTCTGCCAAGGTTGTATCTACGTCAGCATGCTTTCGTAGACCTACAAGTGCGTTGTTTTCAACGCCAGCCTCCTGCATCTTATTGAAGATATACGACTCAAACATACGAGCCGACATTTCAATGTGAGTAGAAAAGTATGGCTTACTCTTATTTCCATCAGCTTTTTTAGAACGAGTGTACACGTCAGAAATTCCTACATTTAACATCAAATCTCTAAATGCGTTCTCTACCTCTTTTCGTTGGTACTTTAGTTTGTCCGACACAAAACCATAGACATCGCCATTGCGACGGCCAAGGTAGTTATCAAAAGCGTGCCACCACTCATGTGCGATTGAACCAATACCACCCTCTTTGGTTAGGTTGATTACAACAAAGTCTGGCTCATAGTGAGCAATTGCTCCCTTGCGGCCGCGAGAACCAAAAGCAAAACCTAGTTCGCCGTTAAGGGACAATGATTTGTCTGGCACTCCTAGTGTGTTTGCAAGCTCCTTAAACGCATCATACGCGAGGTTAAGACGCTCTTGACGCTCTTGTTGAGTCACCCAATTACCAAACTCAACACCTTTGAATCCGAAGGTGTTGCGGAAATCCTCAGCACTAATATCTTTGCCGTCTCGGTATGAACGTGACGATTCTAGTCCGGCTACACGGAAATTGTTTTCATCAAAACTGACTGACTCCGCAATTGACTTTACGTACTCCTGTAGCTTATCCGGGTCTTTGAGAGCCTCACGCGCTTCGGCAGCAGACGCAAAGACTTCAAATTCAACAAAGCGGCTACCTTTCTTAAAGGCGGTCATGATTTTAGAGCCTTGACGAAATACGCTTATGTAGTCTGCAAGGTCAAGTTGTTTCTTCCCGGCTTTTTCTTGTGCCATTTCCCCTTCCATCACCGCGTACACCTCTTCTATATTGGTTCCGTAGCTTTTATGCTGTCCCTGTTGAGTAGTGTAGTTTTTATTAAGTGTCTTGCCGTTCTTTCGCAGACTGTAAAATGTAACCGGTTCAGTATTTTGACTACTACTTGACCTGCCCCTTTGAACAAAAACGGTATACTTCTGCACCTCTGGATTGTTCAAGAAATCAAACTTCTTATGAAGGTTGACGGTCGCACCGATACTGCTAGTCAGTTCTTTTTCTCCGGCTTTTTCTATCACTTCATTTAGCTTCTCAAATACCCCAGTCGCACCTTCGGTATTTTTATTGATTAGCATTTTACCAGCCACGTCACGCAAGAATTTTACATCTTTAATCCACTTTTCAGTCTTGAGTCGAGCATACCTACCAGTTGGCTTTTTAGGTAGCTCAGCGCGCATTGTAGCGTACAAAGAGAGTGCGTTTACATCTACACCAGCCTCAGCTAAAGCTGCAAAGTCAACGGATGGTAAAAGCTTTGCGACCGGCTGCGTCATGATGTCTGAGTCAGACAAATCTTTGGTGTACTTCTCAGCAAGTGCTGCAAATTTATCTTTGGCAGCGCCTCCGATTTTTTTACCGACATCAACGTTTTTAACTGCAGTGGTATCTACTTTTGGTGGGTTCTTTGACTTATCAGCTTTCTTTGCTGGCTTAGTCACTTTGCTTTTCTCCTCTAGAATTACTTTAGCGTCAGCCATTTGAATTTGCTCTACATCGAACACTACGTACTCATAAATAGTCTGACCGTTCTCATCTTTACCAAACGCAGAAACGATACCGTCAAAGCCAGCGTCAATCATTTTCTGTTTATTCTCAATGTCGCTGTAAAGTCCGTCCTGTAATTCACCTAGAGTACCCAAATCAATCGCGTCATCTAAGTATTCCAATGCTTCTTTAGGGCTAATAGCTTTTTCACCAGATAGTAATTCGTATACAAATTCAGCTTGAGACTCTTTCGTGAGAATGCCAGCAAGAGTTAAGTCAAGTGGATTTTTAAGACTAAGCTTTGCTTTCTTTACTTGTGCAGGACGGTTATCGCCTTGTGGTCGGGTGTCTTCTACGAATTGCTTGGCTCGGGCTTCATCACCAATGAAGAACGTACCAAAACTGGCATTGTCCCATTGTGTGTTTTCGCCTACACGCTTTGCGTCAAACTTATCGAAGTCAGCAAGTGTACCGTGATACACCACGTCAGGAATTACAATAGCGTCTTCACTTTTTTTTTCAGTGGACGGTGTGTCGCCGTCTTCGTCAGCGTCGTCAGCTTTTTCTCGACGCATTAAATAGCCGTCTTCGTCAACTTGGTACAACTGATATGTAGTATTTCCAGCTTTGAGCTTGCCGTCTTTGTCGATACTTTCAATCACCCAACGCTTGCCGTCGAGTTCGATAATCTCACCAACTTTACCCAAAGGTTTTGAGCTAGGGAGAACACCATAACCGAGTCCAATAAATGAACCCTCGTAGTTGATAGTGTTATTCATCGGGTCAGCCTTCTTAGCGTCGAGGTCTGTAGCAAGAATCTTGGGGAACTTTGTTGTTTTATCTAGTTCCGCAACTACGTCTGGCTGGTATTTTTCAGCTACATCTTTTGGAATTAACTTGTTTTTGTACAAAAACTTAATCACTGAAATGTCAGTAAATATAAGAAATTGTTTAGCTTCTTCTATGCCGTATTTTTCTTCTTGATATTCTCGCCACGCTTTTGCACCCTCTAGGGTCATACCCTCAGTTTCAGTGTCTTGGTGAAAAAACTCTTTTTCTTTTTTTAGTAACAGTAAATACTGAGAAATTGCAACGTCATAGTCGTTGTTTGAACGCTTCAAAACTAGCTTAAACTGCTCTGCCAGTGACTTGTTTTTGTTAGTTTCGATA